TCGGGAAAATTCCACGCATATTGAGATCTGTGCTCCGATATATGAACAACTCGACTTTTCCAAGATTGATATTGTCGGAAAATACCGCAAATTGGTCGTCGATAAAACCACGAATGCGACGTCGATCGTAACCTCCGATTATTTGGAACTCTTTAATCTGGATTTCCCCGTGAAATGGTGTAACGGGAACGTTGTTTTGAGAAACATAAATAACAAAACAATAAATGGATTTGTTATATGTAAAGGCTTGGAAATACAAGATATTATGTTTTTTGATAACCTCGCGTTTTGCGGCGAACCTGCGATCATTCCGGGTGACGATGGAACGGATTATTTAACGTGTTTTGCGAATGACGATTTGAACGGCGGGACATTAGTGATGGTGCCCTTGAATAAAGCCGCATCAAGATTCGATCGTAGTCAAATTATAGAGGTTCCGTTGAATCAAACTCTTGGACTAGGATTCCATTCGATTTATATTCCTTAGTGACCACGCCCAGTTCGGCGTTTACGTTGTCTCGCACCTCTTTCTCGCGGATCGCCTACTTGGAAAGCTGCTTCTTCTGGCGGCGGAGGAGCGCGTATGGCTTCCAATAACTCAAATGCATGCCCTAGATTTTTGGTTGTTGATCGCGTCGTGCGGATACGGCGTCCCGTCTGCATATCTGGGCTCCGCGATTTCACGGTTGCATTTCTAATCGAGGCTTTTGCGTTTCCAAACTCTCTACATGCATTCTTTATAATCCTTTTAGAAGCCTTACTCGGATACAAGTGTTTAAGTGCCTTGTATAATTCAACGTCCTGACATATATTATCTACGTTTCGTAAAAACACCTGGCTATTTGGATCGTTTTTGTAATAATAATCCAAGAATAGTTTCACAACGCGAGGGTTAATCGGTTCGTCGTTTTGTTCGGCGTATTCGAATATTATATCAAACGCGCAATAACCTTCCGTGCTTTGTAAATCCACATAGGTTTTATTATCTGTTTCTTCAGCAAATCGAAGTAGCGCGCGAATTATATCAATATAATCGCCAATATTATCATCTGTATATCTTGGAATAGCCAACATCAAAGCCGTTGATCCGAAAGTATTAATAGTATGTAACGGATTACACTCTAAACCGGTTTTTTCCACGATAAGCTTGGCGGATTTTATATCCTCTTCAAATAACATTTTTTCAAATAATGTTACGTTTTTATGCGTCGTATCCATAATTCCTGGATTCGATTCCCCGGAATCCAGTAATAACGTTAGCGCTCTTGGATTTCCCACTTGTAATGTTAGCGAAAGAGCACTTTCTCCGTGTTTATTCACATAACCGATATCGCATTCAGTTCTACCTCTGATTATATGTTCCACCACATCAATCATTTCTGTATTTACACACGAATGCATTAATGGCGTATATCCTTCGTCGTCGGGTTCACATGGCGAATCGCCGATTTGCAAAATCGCAAGAGCTGCATGTTTGTATGCTTTTTTACAGGCGATTGAAAGAGCGTAATCCCCGGATTCATTAATATGTCGAATATTCGCCCGCTCTCCAATTTTTAATATTTGTAATGCTACTTGTTCTAAATCATTATTTAACGCAAACGTAAGAATTGTATCTTTAAACATACCGTGAGTTTTTTCATAATCGAGATCCTCGGTGTTTTCTTTGATAAAATTAATTATTGCTTTCGAATTAACAATTCCAAGATTATTACCCTGCATTTGAATGAATAGGCTACGCGTTAAATCCGCCTCGGAAACACTTGCGCTTTTTGGTGGCATTATTTATATATACTATAATGTCATAATATTTACACGTTTGTGTAAATTGACGCGTTTATTTTATTATTTTGCGCAATAAGAAAACTATATTTAGAATAAATATATTAGTTTAATATATAGTATAATGGATCAACCATCTCCGATTCCTAGTGAAATTCCATACGCATTGTCGTCACAATCGGCGTTCCCGCGCGATCAACGAAGTGCCTTAAAACGCGCATTAAGAAGAAGTCCCCGCAACCCAGAACCCCCATCGCTACCCTCAGGTAACCATGGTCACCACCATCATGGTCACCGTCATCACAATGAAGGTGAAAATGGTGATAATGAGGGTGAAACACAAGACACTGATAAAACCCAAGGCGCTGAGGGTGAAAATAATGATCTAACCACAATGTTAAGTAAACCCCCACCTAAAATGTTAAATGAATGCCTTGCTGCAACGTTCAGTGAATGCCTTGCTGAAGGAAATAGCGGTTCATTAAATGAATGCCTTGCTGTAAAGTTACGTCAATGCATTCCTGAAGGAAATAGCGGTTCATTAAATGATAGCTTAGAAAAAAGAACGAATGGACGAATACTGGGGCTGAAGGGGAGGGTTGATCGAAGTAAAGATAAAACGATGGAGAATCAAGATCAAAATGAAACTACGGGGCAGCGGAAGTGGTTTTATATTAATCCAGGTAGTGGTAGGGGTGGAACGAGACGAACGATACGACATTCGTCGCGTAAATATAATAAAAAATATTCAACTCGCAAATCTAAAAAAGCAAGACAATCGAAAAAACATATTCACCGAAAAAGAAGCATTAAGCGTAAACATTGAATCACCCGCCTTTCTTAGTATAATATCTTGAATTCTAAAGCCAACGAAAAATCGTTATTATTCAAGTCAATTGGATCACCGAATTTATTCAGTAACCGGATCGCCAGTCGCTTAATGTTAACCGGTCCAAGATATTCGCGCATCTTAAATATCAAATCCGAGGTATTATTAAATACAATATTATTCGATCCACTCGTTATATGAATTCGGGCAATAATATTATTACCAATATACGCGCGATTGGTCATAGAAACCACAGAATCGGTAATGAAGTTTTTGTTATAATCATTGATCTCGACAAAGACATAATTATGTAAGGAACTACCATACGACGATTCGCTTTGTAAAAACCCGCGATACACAACGCTTTTTCCCGCGAAACTTACGTTATCCGTAAATGTATTTATCTGAGTAACCGTATAAGACGGTTTCCGGAATCCCATAAACCATCCAAGAGTGGTTTGTAGGTTATTAGTAATTATAGTCGGCGTTTGATTCGGAGGAACTGTCGCGTCAAAATTATCGAATACCAAAGTGAAATAAAAATTAGGAGAATGTCTTGAATCGCTTGAGTTATAAGGAGCAGGCGATAAAGGTGAATCCACGGTCGAATCTCGCGCCCGAATCGTTGTTTTTGTGGTAATTGGATCTATAATGGCTACCAAAAATTCTAGCCCGTTTTTAACGTTTTGGAAATAATTATTTAAGGTCAAAGCGAACGAGTCTGCCATATAGTTTCCATTGGGTAATTCAATTAATTGACCTCTATCGGACTGACCTTTTACGTTATATAGCCAAATAACGAATTTATTAGTATTGTTTTTACTCGAAACCGTATACCAAACGTTGGGGAGTTCCAAGGCAACAATATTCATAGAAACCACGTTATTTAATGGATTTGGTAGAACCCACGTGAAATTCGTGGAATTCGTCGCGTCGTAATTTTCCCGGAATAAACTATCGACATTAATGATTTTAGTAATAACGCGCTTCTCGATGGGGTTAATAACACCCACTGGATAATTGTATTCGTTGGTATTTACTATAGGCACGACTTTTTGAGCAGTTACGCTATGATTGGGTTCTTGGATCACTGACTGACTCTGTATAATATCATAATTCGTCGGTTTTAATTGAATGGGCGGATTTCGTTTGGAGTAATTCGTGAGTTTTGTTTTGGCGCTCTCTAAGAATAAAAGAAAATCTCGTTCGGTATCATTTTTTGGATATTGAATTCCATTAGTAATCGAGTAAATATGCGAAACAATAGATTCTTCAGTTGAATTTTGAGGTATCCCAAAAAACTGGAATAATTCTATATCAGTGTAATTATTAATATCAAAATCGTAAGAGCTCATAACAATATATATATCAATTGTATATATTGTTATGTTTTCAAATAATATATCGATGTTTTCTTCCAATCCAGGAGGAAAAAGCTTGTTTCATCAATCGGTATATAATAATAGTTCCGTTAATAACGCCACAGTAGATGCTAATAAAATATATAATTTATTATACGGACTAGAATCAAGAGTGACGGATTCAGTTTCCGTGAAAGTATTAGAATCGGAAAACCGGACATTTGGCTTATTGAATTCCCTATTTTCAAATCCTGATGCAAATAATATAAACGTTTCAAGAAATTTATACACGGCTATTCAGCAGCACAATATTCAATTGGAAGAGCCATATTTAACAGTTGTTGATATTATTGTTAATAACGTACAATCTTCGAATGATGCAATGCGTTCTGCAATATTAAATAAAATAGAAGACCAAACGTTCGACATTGGATCATATATGTATAATGTTAACAAGTCTGTAAAACTTAATACTAGTTTAATTAGAAAATTAGATTCTAAACTTAATGTTATTGACAATAACATTTCAGGAATTGCAAATTCAATTAGCGTTTTGTTATCAACTACTGTTTCTCAAATACAATCCGCTATTAACACTGCAATATCAAGAGCGGAATCCAAGATTCTAGGCGGTCAGAGCGCATTAAGCAGTGCAATATCAAGCGCGGAATCCAAGATACTGGGCGGTCAGAGCGTATTAAGCGGCGCAATATCAAGCGCGGAATCCAAGATACTGGGCGGTCAGAGTGCATTAAGCGGTGTAATATCAAGCGCGGAATCGAATATTCTAAGCGGTCAGAGCGTATTAAGCGGCGCAATATCAAGCGCGGAATCCAAGATTTTAAGCGGTCATACTGACATAGAAAATTTAATAAAGGCAATTCCCATTCATAATTGTTGCTGTTGCGAAAATGGCGGAGGAGACATAAGCGGAGGTGATATTAGCGGAGACCATATTATATATACTGATATAAGTGGCTCTGATATTAGCGGTTCGACTATAACAAACTCTACTATTATTAATAGCACTTTAATTAATTGCGATATTAGCGGCGGAACAGGAACAAGCACAGTAGAATCAAAACTGATACATGAGTTGGTGATAAGCGATTGCGTAACTACTATCATCGGGTATTATTCCAATTTCGCATTAGGCAATTTCGACGAGGTTCGCGAAAATCTTACCATTGAAACATTCGAAGCGCTTTCAAAACAGCTGTTTTTATTTAAAAGTAGTTTGGCGGATACGTCCGACTATGAAATTGTAAGAAATATCATTGTAAAATCATTCGAAGCTCTTATGCAGATGATTAATCGATTCGTCAGCTGTAATGAACTCGAAGTTAGATTAGAAGCCGCAACTAAAAAAGCAGCAATATTAGACGACGTTCAGGCACTTGAAGACTATATTAAGAAATTAGTAGAATCGGCAAATGTAAAAGTCTTACCAGAGGTCACGTTTACTGCGCCGTTGTTTTCCGTTAAGCCCGAAATTCAAAGGTATATCGATTTATACGGATTTCCCGAAGGTGGTGTTTTTGACGTTAATAAATTGGGTGCATTGGTTCCCAATTAGAAAAAGGTTACTAGATAAATTATTATAAATTTATCTAATTTATTTTATTATAGTAAGTAATAACGTAACGAACTATTGTCTTAAGCGGCAATTGTGATCTTCATCAAGTAAGTTCTTGGTTCGACAATAGCGATCGTGTTTCCACCGGATGGGCTTGTTTCAAGAACAGTTTGGTTAGCATGAGCGTTAACTGTTACTACGAAATTGAGAGTATCGCCGGCAATGAAAGGGAACGAGTATAACACATTTGTCGATTCGGAAGGCTCGATGAAACGCTGGGGTTGGCGAATATACATGTAGTCAAATACAGTAGATGAGATGTTATCAGGTGTGGACGCCGTCTGTAACACTGTGTAATATTTATTATGACCAGAATCTAACATCTTAGCGATTGAAGCGCCCTGTGCGCTGGCGCTTGAAGAGTCTACAAGTTCAAAAACGGGCTCAATTTGCGTATTAATGGCGTTGTTCAAGTTATTTCTGAATTCTTTTTCAGAAGCATATATGTTATTGAAATATGTAAAAGCAGCCCAGTAATTGAAAACATTCTTAGCCGTGTATAATATGTAATCCCACGAGACGGCAATGTTTGTATCACCAGGAATAGATTCTTCGGTAACCGGACCAACCCACTCAAGTCCACTTGGATCAGTGTATGTGATTGTGCGTGTTCCAAAGAGGCTAGGTTCACTGGGATACATGGAAGAGCTAATATCCTTTACTGCGTTGGAAGAAGATCCATAGCGGTATCTTACAGCAAATTCGTTCTTATCGAAATATAAACGCGTTGTTCCGTCAGTATCATGTTCATATTTAAACATAGATCTGGCGTTAGAAATAGGCATAGAAAAAGAAACGACGGCGTCGTATTCAAGTGTAACTTCATCCGAACTTTTCGCCGAGGCAAAATAAGGAGAAGTGAGAAGAGTGTTGAATGCAGTAAGTTTAATATTCAAAGGTGATATGGAATTGCTTTGGGCTATTCCCATAATGATTATTTTTGAATCAACGGGGAGAGCCTCGATTTGGTTCTCTGACATCACCGCAACTTGAGCCGCAGAAAATCCGATTACTTGGCTGGACTGAAGAACTGCGAAACAGTTTACGGGAAAAGATTGGACGCTGGATATAGTGAATGCACCGAGTTGCTGAGCCGTGAGGTTTCTGGCTTGAGAAGGTATGATTCTAGCTGCTCCCGTGAATCCATTTCCAAACACTACGCTGCTAATATCGGTTACTGAATCGCTCGAGATGCTTGCGAGAAGATTAGGCGATGCGACATTCATCAAGGCTTGCAATGAGGGAGTCGAGAGATTTTTAATATTCGCGAAAGCAGCGACTTGAGAAGTTGTCATGACTCTAGCTTGCTCAACCGATACAGACGCGGCATTATTGAAGCTTACGTCGAACGCGGTGGCAGTCACGCTTCCGAAGTAATTCATAGATGTAACTTTGGACGAGTTCATGATCGCTTGGGCAGCAGCGCGAGAAAGTTCAGACGTTGTGGTAGAGTTCATTAGAGCAACTTGACCCGCTGTCATTCCACCGGTAAATTCGGATGAAAACCAACTGGCTGAAAGATTATTGATTGCGCTACCCGAGATATCCGATACGGTAATAGCGGCGAATTGCTCGGCGTTCATAGCATTTAACTGAGTGGCAGATAAATAGACGGCTTTAGATCCCAATAAAGCCAATTGATGAACGGGAGGGTAAACCGTAGGTGTAGTAGTTACTACAACCGATGATAATTGAGAGTTGGTGAATCCCAATATATTTTGCGAAACGGCAACGACTTGAGAGGCAGTAAGAACAATGCGATTTGCCTCGCTGCTATTCAAATCGGAGATCTGAGCGGCAGTTAAAAATCCAATTTGGTAAACGCTCAAGAATCTTACACATGTCGAAGGCAAAGCGCGGATCTGTGCGGGAGTAAACGCGTTAAGAACGCTAGTAGTAAATCCCGACATTTGCGCGGGAGTAGGAACGCATGCAACGTTTACTTTTCCGTATCTAGTTCCGATTGTTGCGTTTACTTGGCTGCTATTAAGTTGAGCGTATTGAGAAGCAGTTAAAGCGCCAAGTTGAGCGTCTGTTAGAACGGATAACATAGCATTGCTAATGGCATTTGCGGTCGAAGCATTGAAAAGGGTAGCGGGGATGCTAGCGAATTGAGCGTTGCTTAACGCGCGAATGTTTTCTGTTCCAATGGCGAGAAGTTGATTGCCGGATATTTCGGAAATAATAGAGTTCGACACATAAGGAATGCGAGGACTGGGCTCAACGAATAAACCATCGATTTGCTCTTCGCTGAATTTGGCAAACTGTCCGGAGGTCATGGCAGCAACGGCTGTTGACGAAAAGCTTGCAATTTGAGTACGCGATAAGAGCGCAAACACTTCTGGGTCAACGTGCGACATTTGGGAAGCTTTTACGGCTCCGAGCATGGATGTGGTGAAATTTGTGAAGAGTGACGATTCGCCAGATACATCTGATAATCTATCTATTTGAGCATTGGACACGTTGGTGACCTGCGTAGTCGATAAAGCGGCAACTTGCGCGGGCGTTAAATATCCAATTTGAGCAGCGCTTATTGCGGTCACGTTAAGTGATTGTATTTTATCGGTCGATATGGCTTGAATTTGCTGTTCCGTCAAAAATCCAGCGCTAGCCGATGTAAGATCAGAAAGAACCGCAGTGGAAATGCTAGAAACGCTATTAGCGGATACATCTGACACGCTTGATGCTAGACCGGCATTGATTTGAGCAGCAGATAACGCCGCAAACTGAGCACCAGTTACCGCTCCGCACTGCGCCTCAGTTAAATCTTCTAATTGCGCGTTCGATAATTTATTGAAAACGCTAGGAGAAATAGCAGCAACTTGAGCGGGAGTCAATGCCGAAACGTTTAGGGCAACCCAACCGAGTTGAGCCTCTGTGATATGCGCGACGCAATTTCCGGCGGAAACGCGTTCGATAAGGGTGGCGTTCGTAGGACCAAAGAGACCCTCGATCTGCGATTGACCGAATTTGGCGAATTGCGCTTGTGTCATAGTAGCAACCGACGCTCCCGAAAGATCATTGATTTTGGCAGTAGATAACTCAGGGAATAAATCAGAATCGATCGAGGGGAACTGACTAGCGGTTACATGCGAAAGCTGTTCGCCCGTCGCGTTTTTCAATAATTTGCTTCCGGTAGATAGAGCAACAATAACAGCATTCGATAATCCAGCGACAACGGAATTGGCGAGATAAGGAATTTGGCTACCGGATAATTCCGAATATTGTGCATCGGAGAGTTTTGATCCAAGACCCTGGACCTTGGCGCTTGTAGTGAGCGATCTAATTTGATCTCCAGTAAGAGCACGGACCGATGTGGAATTCAAGTCGCCAATTTGTGACGCAGTAAGACTTCCGACGCATACAACTTTAACTTTATCCATGCGAGCTCCAATACCGGAATTCATCTGGCTAGCGGATAACTCGACGAACTGAGCTGATGTGATAGCACCGAGTTGGTCGTTGGTCATGTTTTGTAACTGCTCTTCAGAAACGGTTTTAAACGTAGCGACGGACATGCCGGCAATTTGCTCTTTGGTCATAGACGAAACGTGACTCTGTCCTACGTATCCAAGCTGAGCGGGCGTCATGTGAGACACGCAATTGGCGACGGATACGGATTCAATAAGAGTAGCATTTACGGGACCAAAAAGACCGTCAACCTGGGCTTGTCCAAACTGAGCAAACTGAGCTTGTGACATAACAGCCATAGCCGAAGCGCTGAAAAGGTTTACCTGAGCGGTTGACAAAAGAGGAAAGGTCGCGGCGTCGATGCTGGGGAACTGAGCGGCGGAAAACGAGCTCATTTGCGCGGCTGTGAAATGGTCGAATTTTGAATCTCCATCGGAAACCGCGGATAAAGCGGCAACCTGCTCGGGAGTTAAAGCAGCTATTTGAGCGGATGTAAAAGCGGCAACGGCGGCATCAGTAAATCCATTGATGACAAGAGGAGATACGGCACTGAGGGCAGCGGGTTGTATAGAAACAACTTGTTCAGCCGAAAACCATCCCAATTGCTGCTCACTCAATTCAGCTATATTAGAGCCAGTGATTCCAAGAATATCATTAGCCACAAGACCTTGAATTTGAGCCTGTGTGAACGCACCAAGAACGCCGGGAGCAAACGTCACTGACGACATTTATAAACTACAATTGCATTTAAAAATATACAAAAAAAAGGGGTTGTATCAGAATTCCGTTTTTCCTAAATTACTCTGTCTTACCATAGAGCATTTTTTTCCAATACGAATAATTATTTTTGATGATATATCGTAATACATAATACAACAAAAATTTTAATCAAAAATATATACACCGATGAACATTTCTCCAACTTCGTAATGAACTTGTGAAGTTCGCACACTTTGTGTGCGGATAGTGTTCAAAGGTGTAAAACAATAGTAGGAAAAGGGATTTTCAAGAGAATTGGTTTATTTGGTAAAATCAAACGATTTGGACCAGGTCCCGAATTAATTTTGTTTAGTAAATAGTGTAATAAGGACGTTGAATAATGTTATTTTACATTCCTGGATAACGAACCAATTTCTCGGTTTTCTGCGTATGAAATATCTTATATTTCTAGTGTGTATATGATGTTTATTGTGGCGGATTTGATCATGACCAGATTATATCCAAAGGTTGTCTCTTGATCATGACCAGATTCTATATAAAAATCTACGCATATATAAATGAAATTCAACATTGCATGGTTTGGATTTTTTATGATAGTTTTTTGTATTTTAGCATATATGTTAATTATTCGGATTTTGAAATTTAAAGAAGGATCTGAATCTAAGTTTGAAGAAGACGACGAATACGCTGGAATAGAAATATTGATGGGATTACTTGGCGCCAGTGTGTTAAATCAACAGAATGCTAAGGTGGAACAAGATGTTATTGTACAACCGACTGCTTGTAATAATCAACAGAATAATCAACCGACTGCACAACCGAATAATTGTAATAGTCAATGTGATAGACCTTGTTGGTCGGGCGAATGGAGGCAAAATTGCGGTTGCGGAGGCGGATGTGGAGGAGGCGGATGTGGAGGAGGCGGATGTGGAGGAGGTTGCGGAGGCGGTTGTGGAGGCGGATGTGGAGGCGGATGTTCTAGTTATGTAAATAATAATGTATTACCTCCGATGCCTGCTACAACGGAAACGGGATTAAAAATAGTAGGATATGATGTAAATGCAAATAAAAGAATAATACCCACAAAGAGTCCGGGACCACAAATGAAAGTGCCAGCGGATAAAATGAAAGTGCCAGCGGCTCAAATGAAAACCCCGCCTAATAAAGAATCGGCGAAACGTGTATCTAGATAATTATTTATTTTTATATTTAATTAAGTTTTATCAAAATCCCCATTTTCACGAGCTCGCGTAAGAACTCCTTCGCAAATTCGTTCGGGATCTTGTTTGGAGAATCAAACGTTGTAGGAAAAGCGGAAGCGACTTCTTCGTTTGTGGCGATTCGATTGACACGTCTCGAAATAAATGAGACAATATCACGCGAAACACTCCCCTCTTCCAACCCGTGTTTGGTTCCGGCGTTCCAAACCACGCTCGGAGTTTGACTGATAATCCGCCTTTCGCGAACATCCTCGACCAACGAAGCCCAGTTATTAACAAGCTGATAAGACGACATAATGAATGACTTTTTACGATTGATTCGGAATCATTATTTCGAATCAATTTTAGCAGGCGTATGCTTCTCGAATTGCCATCAAAATCCCGTAGGGATTTCATACCCTCCTTTTATTACGTTGACATTGCCCATTTTTTAGCATCGGTTTAATATCTTTATCTAGATATTAAACTGTGATTCTTTCCAAGACGCCCATCTTCACGAGCTCGCGCAAGAACTCCTTGACAAACTCAGTGGGGATCTTATTTGGCGCTTGGAACGCATTGGGAAGAGCGGCGGCGATGGCAGCACTCGTCGAAACCTGCCAGGTCTGGCGTGAGATGAAAGAAACGATATCGCGCGATACACTGCCCTCTTCGACACCGTGCTTGGAACCATTGGTCCAAATCACGCTTTGAATTTGACTAGTGAGGCGCCCGGCGCGCACATCATCGATGCGGTTGCGCCATTCGGAGGAAAGCATGTAAGACGACATTTCTGGTTTGGGGTTTTGTTTGGTTATTATGAATCTAAATCGAAAAAGGGGGTTCAATTTTTTCCAACGTAATCAAATTAGTTAAACTAAAATATAAAAACAATCCAGCATAACTACCAATATGCAATTCGTTAATGAAAAAACCGCCGAGATCAAAGCCCTCGACAATTCGTTCCTACAGAAATACGAGGTGAAACCTTACGGAAGTGACCGCGATACCTATGATATTATCAATGACTTTTTAGAGGACAACCAAAGCGAACGCGCGTTTTATATCATCGATTTGGGAGCTCTGACGAATTCTTTCGCCAATTGGATGCGATTACTGCCTGATGTCCATCCCTATTATGCAGTCAAATGCAATCCGAATCCGGTGATTTTGGAAGCCCTCGCCGCGTTGGGCGCGAATTTCGATTGCGCCAGTGAGAATGAGATGAAAACGATTATCGAGATTACCAAAGATCCAACGCGTATTATTTTCGCGAACCCCTGTAAAATGTCGTCGCAGATCCGATATGCCCGGGCGAATGACGTGGATTTGATGACCTTTGATTGCGAGGAAGAGCTCTATAAGATAAAATTATATCATCCTTATGCGAAATTAGTCTTACGTTTAGCAGTGGACGATAGTAAGAGCCTTTGTAAATTCAATAAGAAGTTCGGGTGTAAATTAGAACAAGTCGAGGAGTTGCTAACAATTGCGAAAACGCTGAAACTCGCCGTAGTAGGGTTTAGTTTCCACGTAGGGAGCGGATGTAGTTCCGCGGAGAATTTCTACGAAGCCATTCGCGATTGTAAGACCGCGGTGGATATGGCGACGAAAATGGATATGTCAATCAAAATTATTGATATTGGCGGGGGATTTCCGGGAGTAGATCGCGCTATTAAGTTCGAGGATATCGCCAAACGCGTGAATGACGGGATTCAGGAATTTTTTTCGGGGTTATCAAATAATATCCAATTCATCGCAGAACCGGGGCGTTATTTTGCGGAATCCACGCATACCCTGGTCCTTAACGTTATCGGAAAGAAAAAGGTGGTCGACGAGGTTACCGGAGAACCAATGATTGTTTATTATTTGAACGACGGGGTTTACGGATCGTTCGGGTGTATTTATTTCGATCATAATAATCCGACGATTTTACCGTTTAATGAACGCGACGGGAAACTCATTAAAAGTCGGCTCTTCGGTCCTACGTGTGATAGTATTGATTTAATCGCTGACGAAATCATGCTCCCCGAGTTGGCGATCGGCGAATGGTGCTATGTGGAGAATTTCGGGAGTTATACGATTGCTTCGTCAAGTAATTTCAACGGATTCAAGACGTCGGTCTTCAAATACATATTCCGATCCTAGGCGAATTAATAATCAAAAAAACAGTGTAAAAACATGACTTGTTATTATCTTAGTAAGTCATGGACAATCTAGAAATACTATCAAAACAAATCGACAATCTGATAGAGATGGTGGATAATGCGGACAAAAATGATAGTATAGCAATTATCGTGAACGAAGATTCGTCTACATTAGAGGAATCGTCGTCGACGAATCTTGACTGGAATAACGCTGTAAGAACGTGTTTTTATCTAGAAATATTATTTTGTGTAAATGTCTTGTTTTGTGCGGTGATTTATCGCGCGACTTCGGCAGTGGTATAAATCGAAAAATTGATTTAGTTATTTTATCAGGTAACTAAATCAATTGCTAAAACTATGTCCGAACCAAGAGACGCGCTCATCGTGCTTCTTCGAATTATCCAAGAAGTTCCAGAGGATCAAATAGAGTTTCGCGAACAGCTTACACATCTCGGGAAAAACACTTTAGTATATCGAGCACCTGAACTAAGAGATAAATTTTCTACATGGTCAGAGCTTGATGTCATTATGAAAAAATATATTCCTGATGCTGATCCCAATAACGAAGAATGGAAGAAAAACTGTATTGATATTTTCGTAGGAACTAAATAAAGGTTATGTCATAATACTTATATTGAAATGTTTCCGATTATTACGGTTATATTTTTTGTTAACATTGCAGCAATACAGGCATTATTACCTAAGTTAGGTTCAATCAAAGCAAAACCCGCGACGTTGGGTGAGCTATATAAAGATATCGAAAACCATAACGTCGACAATATATATTTCTCGGATGACTTACAAAACGTCTATTTCCAAGAATTGGAGGATCCTAGCGCCGATCCTGAATACCCCGTTCCTTATCGCATGGCGCGATCCAATCCCTTAATGGCGGACCGTTTAATCACGTTTTCCGAGAAAAATAAAGTAAATACGATGTTCTTGGAACAACCCGCGAATCCTATTCGTGACGTGGTCCAAGCCATCGGGCAAACCTTTGATTTCTTTTTTTTACCTGTGATTGGTCTTTTTATTTTGCGCTCGTTTTTATCGTTTCAGCAAACCATGGGAGGCGGATTTCCTGGATCAAGACGAGGTCCTGGAATTCCGTTTTATTCGAATCCGAACGAAAAACAGAAAACCGAGGACCAGCTCAATATGCAAAAGATGAATATTTCGCTGAAATCGTGGGCAGGAAGCCCGGAAATATTCGAGGAGTGCACGGAAATCGTCTCGTATTTGAAAAACGCCACGGTCTATAAGAACGCCGGTGCAGAGATTCCGAAGGGTATTTTATTGGAAGGACCTCCGGGGACCGGCAAGACACTTTTAGCAAAAGCGATTGCCTCCGAAACCGACGCTTGGTTCCTTTCGGTTTCAGCGAGTGAATTCATTGAGCTGTTTGTTGGTCTGGGCGCGCAAAAAATTCGTAATTTATTTGACCAAGCCCGCGAGAATAAGCCCGCGATTATTTTCATCGACGAAATCGACTCCATTGGTCGTCAGCGTGGTGCGGGAATAAATATGGGTAACGACGAGCGCGAACAGACGTTGAATCAGTTATTGGCGGAGATGGATGGCTTTGCGCCGAATGACGGGGTTATTGTGATTGCTGCCACGAATCGCCGTGATGTATTAGACGCCGCGCTTTTACGCCCGGGTAGATTCGACAGAATCGTTAATGTTCCGCTCCCGGATCGCGAATCCAGGCGTGCCATTCTTGGAGTTCATACACAAAATAAAACTATGGATCCTAGTATCCAACTTGATTTTTTATCCGAGGCAACCGGTGGCTTTTCGGGAGCGGACCTCAAAAACTTGATCAATGAAGCCGCGATATATGCAGCCCGCGCGGGAAACATCACGATTACACAACAAAATATGGAAGACGCCTTGGAAAAATCAGTGGTCGGTATCGTGAAAAAGGTCGATACCCGATCCGAGGACGCCAGAATGCGTGTGGCGATTCATGAGATCGGGCATGCGTTTTTGGCGTCACATTTCCGTGAATATTTTCAACTGAAAAAAGTCACGATTCAGAGCACGTATAACGGAGCTGGTGGATATACTTTATTTAGTGAATATCCCGAAGTTACAGAAAGCGGTCTTTATACCAAGGATTTATTAAAGAAGAGATTGGTGGTCGCTCTTGGAGGGAAAGCCTCTGAGAAGGTTTTCTATGGAAAGGAGGAAGTTTCGTTGGGCGCGGTCCAAGATTTGAAACAGGCGAATTCGATGGCTCGGCGTATGATTGGGAATTACGGAATGGGTGAGGATTTGGAGGTGTTTTTTAATGAGAATATGGATTCTTCGAGAAACCCATTATTGGGAAGGTCGCTGGCTTCCGGTTCGGAGTATTCGGATAAAACCCTAGAATCCGTTGATAAAGAATCGCTTCGTTTAGTTAACGATGCCTATTCGGAAGCCGTTGATATCTTGGAGCAAAATCAAAACACGGTATTATTATTGGTGAATTTATTGATGAACGGAACGACTTTGTCGGGGGAAACTGTCGGAAATTTGGTTATTTAATATTTAATAAGCCGTGAACTTTTTGAACTTTTGGTTTAGTATCATTATATAATTTTCGAGCGGAGGCGTTACTTGCCCGTCGCATTTCTTTTTTAATCTGTCTCTCCGTGATCTTTTGCTGTCGAGTAGCGTCAGCAACAACACCCTGCGTCTGTGATTCCATCGATTGCTTACCGCCCCCTCTTCCACCCCCTGTTCCGCCTCCTCTTCCGCTTCCACCGCCTCCTCCGGCACCACCTGAGTAATTCCCGCTTCCACTTGAGTCACCGCCTCCACTTGAGTCACCTCCACTAGAACCAGAGTTACTTTCACTTGAGTCACCTCCACTAGAACCAGAGTTACTTTCACTTGAGTCACCTCCACCAGAACCAGAGTCACCTCCACTAGAGTCACCACCACCACTATTATCAGAAGGACAATTGCAAGTACAACCAGTGCTAGTCGTATAATTTTCAATACCACCGGCAGATTTCAATAATGGCGTATAAAAATAAAATAAAAACATAATACCAACAAAAGCCAACACAATAATCCAAACTCGATTCTTTTTTGCAAACTTGTAATAATTAACTTTCATATATATTATTTACAAAGACAATTGTATAAAGCTTGGTAAATTTTGGCGCATCTTTTTCATCTGAAATTGAATAGTAGTGGTAACACTAGCTATATCATTGATTTATTAGTAAATAATATAAAAATTATATTGTTATATTATAATAACAATATGCATACATACATTTTATTTGCATTGTTTGCAGTAACCACGCAAGCATTTTTTCATAGACATTCGCGTGTTATTTCAAAACCCCGTATTGAATTACAATTGGCATCGATCGACGATCCATCGCGTTTACATTGGTATGTAGTCGCGGAAGCCAATGAAATCAGAGCTAATAAACCATTCAAAACCACGATTTGGGATAAAGAATACGTAGTTTGGAAAACGGCACCGCATAAATACACCGCCATCGACGATCGTTGCTCCCATCGCGGCGCGTCTCTTTCCAAGGGAAAAATCACACATACGAACGAAATTATTTGCCCCTATCACGGATACGAATTCAACCAAACGGGCGTTCTTACTTATGTCCCCGGACTGAACCATACCAATACGCCGTGTCAAAATCTGAATCACTATCGCGTGGTGGAACGCGGTGGCTGGATTTATTTGAATACGATTCCAAGACCGTTTTTACCCGAGGACGCCAAATCGCAGATTTATAAGGAACCCGAGTCGGACAATTTAACGTTTACCAAGATCTTTATCAAGTCGGATTTCGAGGCTTATGCGCGCACCGTGAGCGAGAATTCGCTGGATGTCATGCATATTGGTTTTGTGCATACTTTCGGTAATAAGGATTCACCGAGCCCTATCAAAGAAGTCCCGCCGCATATGATGAATGACGATCCCTATCATTATCGCACACAATACGAATATAAATCGGGAAAAGATTCTTTAGTCAAACGTTTATATAAAATCCCTGAACTACGTATCGAAAACGAGTTTATTTTACCGCACACCACAATCGCTCGTGTTATTTTCGGTGATTTCGTTAGCACTGTGATTACGTTTGCTACGCCGGCAAATATGACACATAGCCGACTTTTCGTGAAAACCTACCGTAATTTTTGGTATATGGACGAAATAAATAATCCTTTTGCTTCTTGGATAAATAATATCGGGAACCGTATGACGACCAAGATGATGAAGGAAACCGTGAACCAGGATAAGTGTGTGATTGAACATATTCCTTTACGATGTATCGACGGGCGATTCAATATGAAATTTGATAAATTACAAAATGTATATCGCACAATGTATAAACGCTTAGTTCATAACGCGACAGAAGCCGCAATCCAATAAAAAATCTACGCATTAATTAAATGAGTTCTCCTGCGCAAATGACGACTGGTGAATCTATCGCCACGACTGTGTTTTCAGTTTTCATTTTACTATGGATGTTATTTGGCTTTGTGGCTTTTGTATATTCCTTGTTTTGTTTTAGCCGAAGTGGAACGATCATGGATAAATTCATAGGATTTTTGATTGCGTTTTTAACGGGTCCGTTTTATTTCTTGTATTTGAGATATAACCAGGGTTACTGTAAATAAAGTAGGCGTAAGCTTCGCTGAATACCTACGGTACTGCTTGCGCCAATACGACCCCTCCCTTTTCTAGTTTGCACACATCTAAATAATATGAACTAATTAAATATATCAATTGATTCTATATGTATTTTATAGAATCAATAGGAGATTGCAGTGTCGAATTAACCCAAATCATATCCATATTGTGTTTGTTGTATGTAAATCCGTATTTAATTCTAGTTTATATTATCGGATTTTTCATTAATACTTGGGTTGTTGGAACGTTAAAAAAATGGCTGGGTGGATCAATGCCGTCGGGTCATTTTCAAAAGATTGCGTATTCAATATCCTTCGTCGGATTTGTTCTAGTTTATAAAAACGCATTAAGTGTCTATTGGAAGTATATTATAGGTGCATATGTGTTAGCATTAGCGTCGTGCTTGTATAACTGTCTTATTTACGAATATCATAGTATTTCTGAGATAATTGTTGGGTCTGGACTTGGAACTATTATGGGATATGTCACGTTTTTGATTTCACGTATTATTGTAGTTTCTTTTTCACAAAATATGTCAACAAAATAATCACTTATATGTATATATATATGAAAAACATTATATTTATACACATTGGAAAATGCGCCGGATCAACCGTTGAACACATGTTTGAAAAAAACAATATCAAAATAAAGGAAAAAATTCATGTGGAAAAGCCGGTTTACGATAACAAATATAAATATGTAATACTTTTAAGAAACCCAATCAAACGTTTTATATCCGCGTTTAACTGGAGGCGAAAATTGGTAATAGACGACAAGTCACAAGAATTCAGATTTGAAAATGAAAAGACTTTATTGGAAAAATACAAAAATATCAATAATTTATCTCAACGTATATCTGAATTTTCTTCTGAAAATGGTTATATTCATCACATAAACGAGAACATAGACTTTTATTTGACCGATTTTTTGAATGAATGTGAAAAAGAAAATATCATAGCTGTAATGACAACAGAAACACTAAATAAGGATCTAAAACATTTCTTTAATATAGATCTCGATGAAACGCACATAAATAAAAATAAAAAGAATGAAAAATTATCGGACCTGGAGTATTCAAATTTGAAACAATATTTGAAAAAAGATTACGCATGCATTGATAAATTATACGAATTAGGTTTGATAGACAATGATAAATATTCGATTCTTTCTAGCTAGTAAGGCGTTGTTTTATTCTTAGAAGGTTCCAAGAATAAAAATTTATTGAAGTGCTGTTTGGAAAGACATTCACCCCCTACGTGGTTAAATATCCAATGAAATCGTATTACGATCCGACTTTTGCTTTCTACGATTCGACTTCTTTGGTAAATTCGCGCCTTGGAGATTACCCAATGAAGTCACGCTTACCATGGAATCATTTTCGTCGACCGTGGTTACTGTAACGCCGCCTGTATTTGTGGGAGTGCGATTATGAATATTCACCTCTTTCGTCTTAAGCCCGGATAAAAGTCCACCGAGATCCAAGTTCTGAGGACCGCGCATCTCGGCTCTAGGCATCGTGCTCGCGCGAGCCATATCTTGCATTGACGGGACAGGGGTTCTTTGAGGAGGAGGACCTCTATTTGCGCTCTCGTAATTGGCGCCAAGATCTATTCCTTCTTCGCGGAACATGGTTCCACGTCCCATCGAAATATCGGGGCGATTTCCCATATTTATATTAGACGTGGATCCCGGTCTCTGTGGCGGAGGCATTGACTTCGTCTCCATAGGCGCGGGCGGAGGACCGAATGAGGTCTTTACTTGCTCTTCGGGGTGTAAAATATTATTCATGAATCCCGCCCCCGGATTATTTTGGCTCATACTCTGAACAGTAGCATTTGTAAACATCTTCATTAACTCGGGACTCTGGCGAATAACATCATTGAATCCAGGCGTGGCAGTAGAAAGCGCCTTGTTGGTGATATTGACAACGGCGGCACTGAAGCCGAGGCGCAACAAAAGTGATAGCTCGGGTGAGAGCTTTCCGCCCTTGTATTTCTCATGAAGTTCATTGAAAATCTCCTCGTAGCTTTCAATGTCTTCGCTCACCTGCTCGCCCCACCCGTCCAAGTTCAGATCGAAAGGATTAAATACAGCATTCGCATATTCGATGGAATTCACGGCAGTCATAAACCACCAACCCTGGAGTTTCACGCTATCCTTCTTGCGTTTCTCCTCCATGACCGTCTCATATTCATCTTCTACCTCTTCATAGGGCGAATCCATATTATAATGCGACGTGTTTTTGACATGACCCTTCTCGTACCATTCCTCCAATTTCTTAATCATGGCGCGTTTCTTACGACGCTTATCGCGTTCCGACATTCTGGGTGCATTTGCGGCGGATCCAAGGGGGACTTCGCCCATCTTGGAAAACCCGTCCCACGTCTTGGTTGTTCCAATGCTTTCGACGGTAGCATGACCCAAGTTCGAATCGTTCGTTCCTGATGTGGTAGACTGAGAAACGGGTTCGGTCTTCGTAGACGACCCGCCAAAATTAAACAAGTTCGCTGCAAATCCACTAAGCGTGCGCGTATCTGCTGCTGGAGTATTGGCGGAAGCAGTGGCGGTGTCGGATAAATTATTTAGATCATTTTCCAACTTATCCAATTCGCCTAAATCTACGCTTGTGCTAAAAGCCGAGGATTTCTTTTTATCGTTCATCAATAATTCGATTCCGGGACCGAAATTAACAGAGGGTTTCGGTGAAGCCCCTCCACCGAATCCACTAGACCCCCCGGTATCGCCTTCATTTAATGAAAAAGAAATAGGTTCCAAATCGCTTAATCCGATGTCAATCACTTCCATTCTTCTCTTATTAAATCGCGGCGAATTTTTATATATGTTTCAAACGAAACAATGTTTTGTATGTATATAACAATTACAACGATGATTGGTTTAATAGTTCGATGTAAAGATGAACCCTATGTAGATGAATACGTTCTGGAGGATTTATTGTCAAATGATTATCCAGAAATTATCGATACAGCTATGTGTAAAAAATAAATATTTTTATTATACATATGGAAAAATGGATAATATGCAAACCTCGCGGCGGAATGATCGATACATTTTCCTTAATTGTAATGTGCTTGAAACATGCTGTAAAATTTAACCGGATTTTAGTTATAGATACAAGAAAATCTCTACATTTCAAAGACGGTTTTTTCAAATATTTTTCCAGTAAAAATTCAAAAATATTCGAAGGCGATATAGACGAATTATATAAACGTATTAATACTTTGTCTTTTTATCCGAGTGGAATTTCCGTGGATTTTTTAGCATTTGATCCTTATGTCAATAAACAAGAGAATATAGATCTGAGTAAAGATTATTCGGAAGATGTTGTCATTTATGGGCATGTTAATTCAAATCTAGATAGAGATGTTTTTTATTTTTTTCGTAATTTCGATGCCAAACCAATCATATTAGATTTATATAAAAAACGATTATCACTTTTGCCAGAAAACTATACTGCAGTTCACGTAAGAAATAGCGACTATAAATCCGACGTTCCTTTATTTATTCATGAACACAAAGATATTATTAAAAATGATAATATATTCTTAGCGACTGACGATACCCAATCCATACAATTATTTAAGGAAAACTTTAAAAATGTATTTACATTTACCAAAATAAGCGATTCTAATAAAATGTGTCACGGTAAAGTTAAAGGGATACATCATATAATTCGGAACGATAAAGATCACGAACAATTTAATATTGATACAGTTTCTGATTTTTTGTTATTATGCAGCGGACAAAAATATTATTATTCCCATAAAAAGAGCGGATTTTCAGCTTGTGCCAAAATGTTGTTCGATGAAAAAAATATAATAAACCAATATATATATGGAATTAATCATTCTATCTAGATTTAAAAATGAAGCTCATATCATGTATGAATGGGTTCATCATCATTTATTGGAGGGAGCGGATAAACTATTATTAATCGATCATAATTCCAATGATGACTATTTAATGAAAAATACATGGTTACACGATTTAATCAAGGCAGGAAGGGTCGAGTTTGTGAAATCAAAGTCAGACGATCAAACCTTAGATTATTCTTTTTTCATTGACCATGTCAAAAAATTCGATTGGGTATGTCTAATCGATATGGATGAGTTTATATTTACACCGAAAATAGGAAAAACGCTCAAAGACGTTTTGAACGAATATTATAAAGATTATGATTACATACGGATTCCGTGGAAAATTTTTACACATAGAGATAAATTTCAACCAAAAAGTGTAATTGAAAATAATATATTCACGCACGATTTGGAAATCGATCCTACATCACCATCAAAAGGGTTTAAATGTATAGGAAGAACGAATTATTTGACAGAAATATACATACATAGCATGAATTTTGCAAAACAAGTCGAATGTATAGAATTAAAATCCTGTCATAATGCATATATACAAAACAATCATTATAGAACTCAATCGGATGAATATTTATATGGAGTCAAAGAAGTAAGAGGCGGGGGTGTTCACAAAGAAAAATATAAGGGGTTTTTGAACCACAAAAAACCTATATACACAAATACGTGTAACATATTGAAAAATAAACGTCGGCTTCTTATTAACGAGTTATTGGCAGTCGAACAAGTTAAACCCCTTGTTCATGAATCATCTACGTTTTATTGCAACGTTCTTGGAAATCCACCATATTCCTTGTAAAAAACAATCCGCCAAGTCGTCTTTCTTTGGGGTTTCTAGACAATATTTCCAAGGCGATAATCCCGGCGTTTGGTCCAAAATTTGAGAACAAATAGCGACGCTATCGGTTTTATGCTTTTTGTATTTGTCTTTATCTGATATGACCGCGTTTTCCAATACTGGATCTGTCGACGTTGCCGTCTTTTCGGTCGACGTTGCCGTCTTTTCGGTCGACGTTGCCGTCTTTTCGGTCGACGTTGCCGTCTTTTCGGTCGACTTCGTCTTGTCACTCGGTAATTTAAACCCTTTCAACTTATTCGCTGAAGACACAAACTCAATATAGGCGGTTGGAGATCGCATAATAAAATACTGAGCCAGCATTCCTTGGACTGTCTTCATTCTCCCTGCCAAAGGTGATATTTGATTTTCCATTATTATATAAGTTACTTGGTTGATCCACGGTAATTCGTCAAGTCGATCGCGCATATTTCGACCCAGAGTGATCAAATCGGTTGTAGACGCAGTTTTCGATTTGGTTTTCACAATAGGTTCGAAACAGTTTTCCAAGAAGAATGCCTGGAGTGCCTCTAAACAGGCTTTCTTATAAGCAGGAACTGCGGAAGAAGCAGGAACAGCGGAATCTTGGAACGCCTTGTATTTTATTCCTAATTCGCCCAGTTTTTCTTTATCAAGTTTCCGAAGTGACGCCATGGATATTTCCTTGGTCGGAATGATCCACGGTTCCAAGATGGCATGTTTCAAACAATAATATGCACCGTTTTTCTTGTATTTTGCGGCTTTATCGCATGTCTTGGAAACCGTGGATTTCTTAGACTTTGGTTTCAGAATACACTTACATTTCGGAATCGGATCCTCTTCGTCCATGAGGTTCAAGACGCCCCATGCTTTTATCGAGGGGTTACCATTATTCGAAATATCAAAAAAACAATACGCCATATTTTTGATGCCAATATCAAAACTTAGCATCTTGGATAAATATCTATATACAATAAATTTATATAGTTATTATTAATTTAATACTCCCATTTTCAGCAATTGATCTTGCGTGACAGTAGGCGCGACTTTGCGAGAATTTAATTGCTCACGAGATAAATACATATCCTTTAAATCGCTATTTGCGTATCCTTGAGGCTTTGCGCCGTCCATATAAGAAGAATACATATAAGGCGCGCTCTTTATTTTATCCTTACCATCCGCAGTTGTGGGGCTAAATCGTTCAAAATATCCGACGTCATTGCAAGCCTCTCTAAAATTCTCGCGCATGATCGATTCACCATTATCAATCAAATAGTTACGATATTGCCAATTCGACTTTATACCGTTGGATTTCATGGTAATTGCATTCGTATCCGTTTCCGATTGATAGGTGGCAATTAAAGAGCGACCGTCCGACATCAAAGGAGGAAATTCAGGAAATACATTATTGGTGGCGTATCCTAATCTGGATCTTGGAACGGTTTCTTTTATAACAGGAAATGCGCAGTTAACACTTTCACTTTGCTGAAGGGGATAGGAAAACATAATATATACATACTCTACATATTATGTTTTTACTCGGATACGCCGGATTCGAGTAATTGAACAAGGTGATTTTTTTTCATTTTGCTAACATCAGTGGCGAGACCCTTGGCAATCACGAGTTTCTTTAGTTCGCCCGTTGTTAATTTACCATATGAAGCTCCAGACAAACCCCCCGATTCCTCCTGTTGGTTAACAGATTCTTCTAAACTCGACTCAAGTTTATGCACAACAACGGGGTCTTCAATGAGTTCAGGTAGAGATTCCACTAAATCCATAGATTCCGCGGCGTTATCCAATTCGAGATCGTGATTATCCGAAACATCGTCGATTTCATTTAGTGAAGTCGGAATATTGACAATTTTGACGTTACTCTCGGATTCATTATCAGATACTATAATTCTTTCATCGTCGGATTCAACTTCTTCGTCGGATTCTTCGTCTCCCTCCGATTCGTCATCTGATACATCACTCTCTTCGTCGCTCTTGACATCGTCTCGATCATTTTGAGAAGAATATTGATTTTGGCTAAAGATTCCGTTATTGTTTTGCGATTCGTAAACGGATGCGGGAATAAAAGACGAAACAGTATTCTGAGTCATATTGGTAACAACAAAGGTCTTTACCGAAGTTATTTCTTGAACTACGTTATTAATAATATCAAACATAGTATCGCTTTTTTCTTCGATTGCACTTAGACGTTGCTTAAAGTGATATACTAAAAGCAATATCAAGACAAAAGTAATTCCTAAACTAATGAAAAAGAAAGTCTCCATAAAATTAAAAACACTCATTTACTATACAAAAATAAATTAATGGGGAAAATTTGAACGTAAATCAGCAGAGCGGCTAAGAATAATTTCGATAACAGTATATATAATGAATCAGCCCGAAGAAAATCCTATATATGCGCGACCAAATCCTATAAATCAAATACAAAGTTCCGATACTTCCTCATTTGGAATAATAACATATCAAAATTGGGCAATAGTTGTATTGGTCGGATTGCTTATTTTATCGTTTTTAGGAATAAACATATTATTGGTTATTGGTAATTTTTTTCAGTCGATTATTAATGCATTTGGACCTTTGGTGTATCAAATATTAGGAGTATTTGGATATACTGCGGGGTCGGTTATAAATAAAACTGCTGATATTGCTGGCGATACTGCAAAAGCGGGAGTTGACATAGCCGAGGGAACAGTTCAATCCGTTGGTAATCTTCTATTAAAATCGAGCGGCACAGTAGTCGATCCTGCTGCTAGATCTCAATTGGATACTGCTATGAATGCGAAAATTCGAATTCCTATGCCTACTCAAACGGTTAATGTTCCAGTGCCCGTGCCTGTTCCTACACCTGTTCCTACACCCGCGTCCAATGATCAATCCTCAAAATCACTCGACAACTATTTAAATAATCCCGTAACACGTTTCTTTGGATACGAAACCGCCTCTCCTTCGCCTAGTTATTCGATCCCTTCATCGGATTCGGCTAGTAGCAAAATACAAAGCCCAATCGCTTCAAATAAAACGGCATGGTGTTTAGTCGGAGAGGATAACGGTAGGCGAACTTGTATTGACGTCCAAGATCAAACCAAATGTTTATCTGGTCAAATATATCCCTCTCAACAGGATTGTTTAAGCATACAGCCCGATAGTTCTACGCTTGGGCAAAATAAAATGACAGCGTCAAATCCTATTATTCCCAATATGAATTCAAACATAATTAGTTATGGAAACGGAACGATGATGATGAACGGACTGCCTATGCCTCAACCTCAACCTCAATTACCTCAAAATATGGACGTAACCACAATAGAACCATCGCCCTTGGAATTACCTCAAATGATAGGAAACGGACCTTTACCTAGTCAAAAAAACGCCGGATTTCCCAATACATTAACGCCCCTACCTAATAATAGTAAATTTATAACATCGGTTCCAGGACAACCTCTTATTATTCAAACCCCAGCAGCGAATCCATCACCCGCGTCAATGGATCCTAATGTGATTCAAGCCGATGGACCGCCAATTGGTAGCGGAAATGGACCCGTGAATTATTTTTATTCCTATTCAACTAGATCATCAGATTAGAATATTTTGTATAATTGTATAATTATAAAAAAGTTAATAAACAATTACCCAATAAATGATTATTAACATGAGTTTGTTAAGTAAGATTGATAATTTACTTAAAAAATCGCCAACCAAGGAATATCTTCCTGACCCAAGCAAAATCAATTTATATTTCATAGGACTCGAAGAGAATAAGATGTTTTTATATCCTAGTTATGGCAAACAAGACGCTGAAATCATGGAAGACTGTTCAAAATTATATGAATATGCTAGAATATATTCACCACGAAGTATAGTTTTTAGGATTCAAGAAGTCGATTTATTTGATATTGATAAATTCGTCAAGATGTTCATGCAAATGTTTGGAATAGATGATACACGCGGTGGTTCTTACGTAGACGTAGAATTACCAGATTATCAACGCCGAGCATTGGACGAAGAATTATTCACAGCGTCTGAAGATTATGTGAAATCAAATCAAAGTATTCTAAGCGCTTAATGTAAAAACGTCAAACGGTGGAATTGAACCGCCTATTACTATACAATTATTGATTTTGTTATAATATTGATCTTCAGGTCCTGATATATTTCCTATAGCCATTGTATTAATTAGAGATATATCCGTAGTTTCAGTTATGGGTTGTTGGTTTTCGTCCAATAACGTGTATTTAATATTAAATGTTATATTAAATTCATAAATGTCTTGCGGTTGCGCTCGTAAAATTATATTGGATACATTAACTAATCCTATATATCGCGATACTTCAAAATATCCAATGGAGTCTTCAACTGACAATAAAATACTGTTAACATTTGATATATTAACGTTATATACATTCACTGGTTTATTGCCATAAGTTGTTTCTAACGTTCCGCTATATAAAACTATGTTTATGAAACTCACCTTTTTATTTGAAGACGCTGTATTTTTATATCCATTAAAATTAATTGCCACGGGCATTTGTAAATAAAATTCATAAGCCGATTCAGTAGGATTTTTAAAAAGCAAATAGCAAACCACGTCTGCTGTATTTTGATAAAATGGAACATCGTTATTTTCGTATATAGTGTAAGGAACGTCCTTTAATGGATTTACCAAATTGTATCTTTCGGGTTGGTAGCCATATTTATATAAAGGCACCGTGGGATCATATTGTAAAGTAATAATAGGTCCGGGAACATTACATGCTGATGTAGGTGTTGGAATTAGCTCATCATATGGGCAAGGAACATTACTTTTAGAAATGGGGTTTTTTTGAGAGAGTTGCACTACTCGTCTCCATTTCTGGGATTTTGTCCCGACGTTACTATTTGAAGTTTGATTTTTATATTTCAATATTTCGACTTTTCGTCGCATATCTAATTCGAATTTCGTATTCTGGGGATAAGGTGAAACGATCTCAACGCGCGGTCCAGTTTCCCTAAACGTTAAATACAATTCCCTTTGAGCGCACGCTTCTGCTGTATTTTCGGCTGACATTTTGTTATATGATATACATATAACAAAAAACGGTATTTAGAACTTGGAAGCATACCAATCGTAGGATAAATAATAAGGAAATCCCGTGGCGTCAGAAGCACCCATTCCCGATCCCGCGGAACTAGTATTACGACCCCAGATAACAATATTATTGATTTCAAATACGCTAATTGCGCGATCGAAATATTGCAAATCCGCGTAATTTCCATTAAACCCGCCATTTTTGCATATATTTACGTCGTCGTAATTCTGCTTCGGAACGTTTTTTAACATGAGCCTTCCGCTAATTACTCCATTAATATAAACATCGAGCACCTTATTTTGTAAACGTATAGCACAGTGAAACCATTTTCGCAAAGGCATATTCGATACGTCCAACGTTTCAATTGGATTGGTATTTGAAACCGTATTCATCATTATATGTAATTGATTATTGGTAGCGTCTATATATAACCCTGGAGCATTGTTTACTTTGGCTACTCCCGTGTTATCATAATTCGTCTCTCCTTTATTGAATATATGTTTATAACGAGGACCAATATTCGAATCAATATCCAAAATATAAATCCATACGGACCAAGTGAATTCTATTCCGGTGGTCTGATTACTCGATCTTAGAATTGCTACCGAGTTTTTGTTTTTAGGATCTTGCGATATTATAACTTCACTGGCAGCACTAGCCGTTCCCTTTACTAGAAAAGGGTTTCCGGAAGGCTTTGTGAAATATCCAATTAATAATATTCCTAAATTCGCTAATAACAAAAACACGATTAATACCAATATAATAAAGCCGAATTTCGCAATAATGGAATTTGATTGTAGGAATTCTCCACTTGCTCCTGCGGCTACTTCGGACGAAGAACCGAAATCTTTCAACGTATCTTGGATAGACTTTCCAGTATTTGAAACGCCTTCTGCTACATGATTGAATGTATTTGATGCACTATCCGCTACGGTCTTAACGATTTCAGGCATTTTTAAATCATTGGGTCCTTGGGGATTTGCTGCGGCGGGCGGTTCTGCATTCATTATAGTATATATAGCGATACAGATTTTTATAGACCGCGGTTTCGGAAATACATAAAGGTAAATAAAGTATCCAAGACGAACCCACTTATAACGAATATCATCAGTGCATATTCAGTATAAGTTTTGTTTTCTATTTCGTAAAAATATAGCGATAGCCATAAAAAAAAGGGAATAGCTAGAATGTCACCAATATGCGACAAATCCTTCATTTTGTATACTACTTAGAAAAGAGCAAATTTAGATTGTTCGACGTTATCCTTTTTGATAGAAACATCCACGTTGTATGATGTAAACATGCGCGATACCGAACTTCCTCCATTTCCGCTTAAATAACTATTCCACGCTTCTTGTGGTCCAATGGGTCCGCTCCATGTCGTAAAACCAGCGACATATGCATCGAATCCGGATCCTAAATTTACGGGAGACGCGGATGAACTAGCGGGCGTTAACGCTGCGTTTTTCAATTTATTAGAATTTACTAATTTTCCATCTAAATAGCAATCAATAATGCGATCGTCCGCGCTAATTATTACGTATACCCATTTTTGAACAGGGAAATTATCAGTCAATACAATTTTCTGAGGAGGATCGGGAGCGGGACTTTGTGCTATTTCACAATATAACGTGGGCTTTGAATCATCTAAATATAATTTAATATTATTATCTCTTGAAAAGATTATCTTTGCGCCCCCGGTTGTCCATGTATTTATATAAACCCATATTCCATAAGCATAACGCGTAGATTGAGCCGCGTTTAAAGCGGTTATAGGATTATTGGTTTTCTTTAAACTCGCTGTAGTTACAAGAACAGACGACTTTTTCACATAAAAAACGTAAAGAACATATATTAAAATTATAACGATTACTCCTAAAATAATTGTTGTAATTCCCATCACTATATAGATGTCCTATATTTTTTGTCTCATTAAGAACCAGAGGTTATTCAATAAATATTATTTCTTTTATAATAAATGGAATAATAAAACAGTTTCAGTTATGCTTTGGACGTATCTTTGACATCCGATCTTTTTATAGGGTCTTTTACATATTTATTAATAGGCGGGTTTGAGTGCATAAATAAGTTATAATTCGTCACTATTTCTTCTTTCGATAACGGTCGATGGTAATACATAATATTACAAACTGCTCCATTTAACCCATGTTCATCGCCGACGGTCATCGTATCAAGAGGATTATAAACGGGCATATGTTCGTCCATTGAAAACGTTTTTTCTAAATTTCCATTAATAAATAAATCGACTTTGTTACGGTTATAGTTCAATACAATATTATTCCATTTTTGACCAGGCATAGTAACATCATAAAACGTATTTTTCAATGGATCATAGGTATCATTTGGTGGATATTCGGAAAAATAAAATACGTATTTATCGCGTTCTTCTAATTGGTCTTTTCCGTTACCGCCGCCGTAATATCTTATCATTGGTTTTACGTGTAGTTTCCCGGTAGATTTATCTTTGAATCCATATTTAAAAATCTCGGTTTCTTTGGAATACGCTACGCTAGATGAAGGTTGGGGATTGATATATGTCCACATGGATATACAATAATTGGCTCTATGTAAAACATTATCTGTTGGATTCGATAAATCTTGCATATATTGAGGAACAATCAAATCATCGCTATTTGCTATAGTGGTCGCGTTTTTATCTAAATAAATGGGGTCGTTCACTAATAATTTACCATTTGATTCAGCGTTTACTGACGAACTTACTAAATAAGGTAAAACGAAATATATGGTTATTAATATTGCTTCGATCGCGATTAATATATATACCGATACGGGTGTTAATTTCGCTTGATCTAATAAATACAATAAAAAGTCATATAACGCACAAGGAATATAAAAGATAAGTTGCGCTATAAACCCGCCCCAACCTTGAAGCCTGGATAAATAATTAATAAGGGAATTATAAAATATACCCAGTCCAAGAAGACCGATAAACGTATATATAATATATTTGGGTGCTCCTGATAAAAAAGCAACTTTTCCGCTTATTAGTGTATATATGTAAACTATTAATCCAAGAAGAAATCCAGCGCCTATTATTTTCACAAATATCATTACGTATTCCGAGTTACCGAAAAGATTCATTGTTATTGCAAATACCATTATAATCGGAGTTATTATTAAAAGCATATAAGTAAGGGGATAGAGCTCGATGGTTGTAGGATTGGATATGGCGTAAAATGCGATTATGCATACAAATATAGATGCTGCTATCATAGATCCGTATCGTGTAATAACATCCCGTAGAATTTCGCCAAATGTAGTCGTCGCTCCTCCTGTTATTTTACGTCTTTTTTGTGTCATGTATTATATTTATAAACTATATATATAATACATGCGATTTTATCAGTTCCCTGATCAGAGATTTTCAATCGTCGTTTTCTTTCCGTGACATTCGCGACATAAAGCGACTAAATTATCAACGTGATTGCTACCTCCGTATTCTAATCTGATCTTATGATCTACTTCAAACCATGCATTGAGTTGTTCTCCGCAATCGCCGCATTTCCAGTTTTGTCTCGACGCTACGAATTTCTTCTTGGTTTCACTTACTGAACGTTTGGTCTTTGTTACCGAAGGCACAGAAGGCGTTGAGCCGCCTACTTGTGCCGAACCTAAAGGCGTAAGTCCTGAGCGCATAATGCGTTCTTGAGAACCCGTAGGCATTTGTAACATGGGATTTCTCGAATTTGAATCCCCGTTAAAGCTATGTTTTGACGTAAAATCCAAGATCGGACTTAACATAGACGCGGTGCTTTTATCTACGGGTAAATATTTTAAATATTCATTGGATGACATTATTATGTTTTGTGCATGAGCGGGGTTTTTCTTAAATAACCACCAAATGAAAAGCGCGCCTAAAATCACGCCTCCGATTTGCCAATATTTTTTCATAGAAAGGACCTGTTTCAAGTATTTTCCTTCGGTATAAATATTAAATATAACCGCGGCGGCTATTAAAAAAATAATGATCTCTATGCGCATATTATATATGATATATAACTATATTGTTCCATGATGCTGCTATTTATAAAAAACGAAAATCGCGATTACCAATATCAAAACAAATGCGAAATATACATAATGCGTTTGTATTCGGAATCTCTCTGTGATCTTTATATCTTTGGGTTTATAATTCGCTCTATAATTATCCAAGGCTTTAAATAACGAAATCTCTTCTCTATCAAGTAGCACATTGATTTTATTATGTATGAAATGAGTCCAGCGAATAAATGAATCGCGGCTGTCTAAATACGGCGAAACCGGATATTTATCCAAGATAGTAGCGAATTTATTTCCGATTTCCGGGTTGGGAATAAAGAGCGGTAAATTCTGGATAAAGTCATAATATTTTCGTTTGGTCACCGATGTGGGTGTCGCGGGATAGGTATGCGCCAAAGTATGAATGAAAAACCAATAATGTGGTCCCCAGACTTCGGGGTCGAATTTCTCGGCATTCAGGGGCGTAAAATCGGGAGGCAAATCGGTGAATTTTTTATGATTATTATGTGAGGCATCGAATGACATCATGATTATTTGTATAAATTGTCAGAGGAATAAAAATAGGCGAGTTTGACTATTTTTATTTTATCTAGGCTATAATTCCTTACTGATTATTGTTGACTTGCAGATCTCCGGGTTACCCTAGTTTTCGGTTTATTTGTTTTAAGGGTTCTCGACAAGTTTTTCAAAGGTTTTTTGCCTTTGGTTTTCTTGGTTTTTAAAGACGCCCTCTTCGATCTCGTTTTTCGGTTATGCTTTCGAACAAACTTTTTCTTACCTGTGTCGAGCTTTAAATTCATCATATGTTTTATATTGTTTCCGTATAACGCAGCTACTGCTCTATGCATATCACTTACATCCATGCCATTTCTTCCATTTGGGCTGATTTTTTTATCCACTTGATTTCTTAAATATACAAGAATTTCGGACGCGAAATATCGGTTTTCAAACATAATATTGTCATTTGTTAATCCAAACGTGGTAGAATATACGTCTAATTTTGCTTCATGAAACCAATCCGCATCATTTTCTTCAATATGTGTAAAATAAGAAGCCAATGAATACATAGGATTACCATAGTTGGTATCAGTTTCTTCCAAGACATCAGTTAATGGTTCTCCGTATAAGAAGTTCCCCTCTTCATCAAGATCCTTATCATCTGGTTCCAAATCTTCATAAAATGGTTTTAAAATATCGGATTGATAGAATAACTTGAGTATCTTTTTTTTATCCGTGACGTTGAATTTTTTATCTAATATATCTTTCACACGTTCGTATAGCTCGTAATTCGAGTGCCTAGACGCAAATGATAAATAATCCTTTAAATATGTCTCTTCTCTATCGTATAAAATATCCGCGTGACCTGCGATGTAATAATAAATTTTATAGAAAATCATAAAGACGTATGTTTTCAGAGTTTTACTGATCTTGGTATTATCCATAATATTGGTGTCGTTTGCTACGTCGAATCTAACAAATAATTGATTTACTATTCCTTCCAAGATTTCAATACATAATAATTCGTTTTTCTGTTCTCGAATAAATGCGCGGGCGTGTCGTGCATTCGCGGGATTTTGTTTCAATATCTGTTTCATAATATCAAGCGCATCGTCGGCATGGCAGCGAAACGTCATTTGTATGGTAAATATAACATCGCTTAGCACTTGGCGTTTCGTTAACCATTCGTTACTTTCTTCGTCGTCATAGGCATCCATATAATATAAATTAGTGCCCTCTTTATTATAAATATGTCTATGGTTTTTCAAATCTCCGATGGTCTCGTATTCGGTCTTTTCGTTATTCTTGGCGATCATTAATTCTCCGCCAATTTGTTTCATATCTGCCAAATGGTCTATAACGCGACTACACGCGTCGATGAATGTATCTACTACAACATTCGAATTCTCCCGCTTGGGATTATAATAAGTAACCACGTATTCGACGCCCGAAAACGTCTGACAATCCGGGAGTCCGCGCGTAAACTTAAGGTCGTAGGTTTTACCAGTATTGGTTTTAAAGAGATACATGTCGTTCTTCGGAATCGTCAGGTTTTTACAACGCGCCTTTAACATTTTCGCGAAATCAGCATCTCCAATATCGTTTGTAACTTGGAATTTAATATTATTGGTATTATCGCCCTTGCGTTTTTCATTAAAATATTCATTGACGAAATTCGCGTCCTTTTCTGGCGATTTGCTCTTGGACTTTTTTCCGAAATGCTCTTCGTATTCACGCGCATTTTGTGCTTCTTCCGATTCATCTTGGAACGCTTCCATATATTCATCTAAAAGAGCCTCCTCTTCTTCTTCCTGTTCTTCACTTATGACATCGCCTTCGAATTGGACATTAAGGGCTAAATAATTATCGTCTACCTTTTTTATTTTACCTTCGCTAATCTTGCTATTTAATGTTCTTAGAATAGTGTCCGCATTTACAAGACTCGTTCCATTATCGTGTAGAGAAAATTTGATTATGTCATGCGTCTCAAACTCATATCCAAGACTTAATATTTTTTTAAATATAGGATGCGAACTTAAATCCCCACCAAATGTCATTATAATTGTTACTAGTATATACAATAACTCGATATTTTATTCGCAATCACTAATACAAAAATCCACTTAAAGTTATCGCTACTACTAATAACAGCAATCTTATATTATAAAAAATGAGCGAACCAAACTATTGTAATAACTGCGGCAAACCCGGGCATCTATTTCATCAGTGTAAAATCCCCATTACGAGTATTGGGATTATCGTATTTCGAATTTATCTAGGCGTTCCACAATATCTTATGATCAGAAGGCGCAATACTTTAGGTCATATTGATTTTATGCGCGGAAAATACTCGGTTTTCAATAAATATTATATTTTGAATATGTTGACTCAAATGACTATAGATGAAAAAAACTTGATGCGAGGTGGTGATTTCGATGCGCTTTGGGAGAGCCTCTGGGGAAAAGCCGCCATTTCGGCTCAATATAAAAACGAAGAGTCGGTTTCGTGCGAAAAATATAACACCTTGGTCAATGGTATTTTGGTGAAAAACGATTTTTATACATTGAATGATTTAATCGACGAAAGCGACAAAAAAGGCGGTATGTGGGAAGAAACCGAATGGGGATTTCCGAAAGGACGACGTAATTATCAGGAGAAAGACTTTGAATGCGCATTGCGCGAATTTAGTGAAGAAACTGGTTATAACGTCGGGAATCTTAAAAACGTTCAAAATGTAATGCCTTACGAAGAGATATTCACTGGGTCGAATTATAAATCTTATAAACACAAATATTATTTAATGTATATGGATTATGATAACACATTGAATATGGAAAACTATGAGCGCACAGAAGTCAGTAAAATGGAGTGGAAATCTTATGAAGAGTGCGTAGAATGTATTCGCGATTATAATTTAGAAAAGAAACGATTGATTACCAAAGTGAATCAGTCTTTGAAAAAATATATTATTCTAGAAAATTAATCTACCGTTAAATATACGCATAAATAATATACGTATATTTTAGATAATGAGTGAAAATAAACTAAAACTGGATTCATCTATAATTGAATCCATTCCGTCGTTAAGTATTCGTTTAGAGGAAAATCCTCTACAAGTTCGACCTCAATCTGAAGTTGTAAATGAAGTGACTGACATTGTTGATAATACTAAAGCGTTAACAAAAAAACGTCGTGTAAATTGCCCCAGAGGAACGCGCAAACATCCGAAAACGGGGAAATGCGAACCTTATGATATTGAAAACGGATTTCAACTAGCAAAACCAGCGGCTCTCGTAGAACCGCCATTGACCGTTGTTGCTAATCAGACTGTTATTGCCAATGAAGACCAAGGCAATACAAAAAAAAGACGAACGCCGTGTGCTAGAGGAACGCGCCGTAATCCGAAAACGGGAAATTGCGAAACCTATCCTCCTGTGAAACTCGAACCCATTGCAACTAATAAACCTTTGACCGTGGTAGAAGAACAACCTTTGACCGTGGTAGAAGAACAACCTTTGAGAGTGGTTGATCCTACCATAGAAGAGAAAAAGGATTTTAATACGCCAATAATTGCAGCGACCAATCCATTTATTGAACCAGAACCTCAAGATTCAACGCAACTACAGGAATTGCAGCCTACGTTATTAGACGCCGAATTAGATAAATCGTTAGCAATCCCTGCGTCTACTGCTCCCGTTATTCAAAATTATAAAACCGTTATCTTGGATAATGCACTCGCAGCCGTTCCGAAAACTTCGAATAATTATTTACGCCAAAAAGAAAAGATTGAATACGAAGCCAATCGAATGGATACATCGAATGAATACGGATTTTTATATCCCGATCAAAATGATCCGAATTTTTCGGTTAAAATCGCCAAACGTAAGGAATTTAATGATTTTCAGTATGACGGATCAATTAAGTCGATTAAAGACCATGCTAATTTTTTATGTAAAGCTCAATTCGAACTTATGCCCCATCAACTCTTCGTGAAGAATTTCCTTTCATTTCAAACACCGTATAATAGTTTGCTCTTGTATCACGGTCTCGGCACTGGAAAAACGTGTAGTTCTATCGGAATCACAGAGGAAATGCGCGGTTATATGAAACAAATGGGTATCAGAAAACGTATTATAATAGTAGCTTCTCCTAACGTTCAGCAAAATTTTCGCATGCAGCTATTTAATGAAAACGGTCTAGTGGAAAAGGACGGGTTATGGACGTTACAATCTTGTTCCGGAAGCGCGTTTATCAAAGAAATAAATCCTACGAATTTAAAGGGCGTTCCTAGAGATCGCGTTATTAGTCAAATCAAGAGTATTATAAATCAATATTACGTGTTTATGGGTTATACAGAACTCGCAAATTACGTGGCTAAGAAAACATCGATCCCTTTAAATTCCGGATATTCCGCAGAAGATCAGAAAAAAATGGAAATACGTAAAATCAAAGATACTTTCGATAATAGGCTGATGGTAATCGATGAGGTTCATAATATCAGATTGGCGGATGAAAACAAAGGCGATTGGAAAACCGCCAAGATTCTAACCAAACTCGCCAAATATAGTGAATCGCTTCGATTTCTGCTTTTATCGGCTACGCCTATGTATAACTCCTATAAAGAGATTGTTTGGCTAACAAATCTCATGAATTTGAACGACGGGCGTGGAACTATTACTGAACAAGAAGTGTTTGATAAAAATGGCGATTTTTTAGCTGCGATATCAAGCGGACCCGACGCAAGAGAGGGTGGGCGTGAATTATTACACCGTAAAATGATTGGATACGTTTCCTATATTCGCGGCGAAAACCCCTATACATTTCCATATCGTATATATCCCTCGGATTTTGCTCCAGAGCATACTTTTACTAGAACGCAGCCCACTACTTCTGAAAGTAAGTCAATCTTGGAAAAAGCTACGAATGCAATCGACGGATTTGGCGAATCGGTTGCCGCGCGTATCGGCGCGGCGGTTGGATTTGTTAAACCGCAGGAAATGATTCTTTATCCCAAGGTGCAACTTAATGGAAAAGTCATCGATATTTCACTGAATCACGTGCCGGTTTATTTAACAGAAGCCGGAGATTACCAAGAAAAGGCATATCGACTAATCATTGATACTATGCGCAAAGAAATGAACGAGAATTTTGTCTTTGAGGAAATGGACCGATTCGGATTCCGTAGACTTAAAATGCCGCTAGAAGCGTTGAATATAGTTTATCCTAGCCGGGCACTAGACGATGGATTAGCGCAAGGAAAAATGGCTGACATAGATACGTTTGACGAATTCTTGGTTGCACCCGAAGATGACGAAGATGATATTAAAAACCCTCTTTCTACCATTGTCGGAAAAAGGGGTCTTAATAGCGTAATGAATTACGTAGATGAAACTCGGTCGGCTGTCCCGCGCCGTTATAACTTTGATTATAAACCCGAGATTTTGGAATCATACGGTCGCATATTCAGCCCCGCCGTTATTGGGTCTTATAGCGCCAAGATTTCCAAGATTTGCGAGGTTATTCGTGCGTCTACAGGAATAGTCCTCGTATATTCTCAATATATTGACGGTGGTTTAGTTCCGCTGGCTCTTGCCTTGGAAGAAATGGGATTTACTCGATTCGGATCGGCTACACAAACCTCGCCTTTATTTAAATCCGGCGCTGAGGGGCGACCTATTGTCGAACCATTGGATGCTGTAACCATGAAACCAAGATCGCAATTGCCTGAGGGCGCCAAGTTTTCCCAGGCAAAATACGTTATGATCACAGGTCAAAAAGAGTTTTCGCCTCAGAATGCAGAAGACGTAAAATACGTAGTAAGTGATAAAAACGCGAATGGCGAACAGGTCAAGGTCATTTTAATTTCCAAGGCTGGGTCAGAGGGCTTGGATTTTAAGTGTATTCGCCAAGTTCACCTCTTGGAACCTTGGTATAATATGAACCGCGTGGAACAGACTATTGGTCGCGCTGTTCGAAATTTGAGTCATTGTTCACTCCCCTTTGAACTACGCAATGTCGAGATTTATTTACACGGAACGATGTTGAAAGCCGCGCCAACGGAAGAGTCCGCGGACTTGTATTTATATCGATTCGCTGAGAGGAAGGCTATGCAAATCGGGCGCGTTACGCGTCTATTAAAAGAGTCCGCTGTAGATTGTCTCTTGAATATTGGTCAAACTAATTTCACGATTGATAAACTCACGGCTTTGGCAGCGAATCAAAATATTGATATTGAATTATCCACGGGTCGAAAATCAATCAAATATAAAATTGGCGATAGACCTTATACTGATATATGCGATTATATGGATAGTTGCGATTTTAAGTGTAATCCGACCGCCGCCATAGGACCGAACGATGTTATAAAAGATACGTATAATAATGATTTTGTAAATGTAAATCATACGCGAATATCAGAACGCATTCGTCAGTTATTCAAAGAAAAGGCATTTTATAAACGCATTCCGTTAATGAACGCAGTTAATATAGTAAAACAATATCCCGTAGAACAGATTTATTCCACACTCACTTATTTTATTAAGAATAAAAACGAATATTTAACGGATCGATACGGTCGACGCGGAAATTTGGTGAATCGCGAAGACGTTTATTCGTTTCAACCCGTGGAAATAAACGACGAAACTATTTCAATATACGAACGCGAAACGCCGATTGAGTTTAAACATAACGTTTTGAAAATGGAAGTGCCCAAATCTTTTCCCTCAAGCGAAGAACCCGATGAGTATGAAATGTCACCACGCACGGGCGCTGAGCCACAGGGTTCAATTGAGGATAAATACGCCGCGTTATTAAGAGAAATCAACGCCAATTTTGTTCACGCAACCAGTGCGCATAAAATCGATAAAGGAGAAAAGGATTGGTATAAACACGCAAGTCAAGTAGTTAATGTGTTACAATTAAAACACGGTTTGGGGTTTAATGATATAAAATATCATATGGCGAGACGTATCGTTGATTTATTACCATGGAATCAAAAATTATTATTGGTTTCTTTTTATTATTCCAAGGTGCGTGATATTAAAACCGAATTAGAAGGGTTAATTAAATCATATCTGGACGAAAAGATAATTGCTGCCGGCGATCGAACGGGCGTTATTCTTTCAAAGAATGATAAATGGACGGTGTTTTTGAAATCGGCACAAGATCCAATATTATGGACGGAAGCAGAATCCGAGGAAATTCGACTATTTATGCCGGCATTGAAAGGTAAATTTACGCCATTGCCATATGCAAATATGGTCGGGTTTATAAATTCGACTACTACAGATAAGGGTAAGTCGTTTTTTAGGGTAAAGGATATGACCCAATCACATAACAATACAGGAACGCGCATAGAAAGTCAAATACGATCGGACGTAATTAAACGATTGAATTTTATAATTAAAGAACAATATACGGATGAAACCTCGAAAGGAATACACCAAATGGGATTTTGCGTGATGTTAGAAATGTTATTACGACAACTACACGTCGATAAAATGGAAGGAAAATCATGGTTTTTTGATCCTGAAACCACGGCATTTTTAGACATAAGTAAATATCATAGACAAACGTAAGAAATGAAGGCGTTGATGAATAAGAAAAAATTGAAACACTTTTTTCGTTTTGAATGAAAAACAATCCATCCAATCAATTTATCAGTTCATCAACATGTCGCGTGCCCAGAAGAAGGATACCAAGCAGCAGATTTGCGTTCACTGCAAGAACACGGGCGAGTCGAAGACCGTTTACGAGGGTCACCTCGTTCGCAACGATAAGGGGAGAGTTTGCTGTCCGAAGATCATGAGCAATTGCTGCAGCAAATGCAGCAATATCGGGCATTTGCCCTCGTATTGCACAGTGGTGATCCGGGACATTTCCTCGGCGAAGGTTGCCCAGATTTCCAAGCCCGCCGTTTCAGATGCGCCCGGCGGAAAATTCGCTGCCCTCATGGAGTCTTCCTCGGAGGAAGTTTCTCCTCGTTCCTCGGGCTCTCCTAGAAAACAGAAGAAAAAGCAGCCCAAGAACTGGTGCGATTTTGAGGATGACGACGAGGACGAGATAGAGTCGTTCTTTGAGAGGAATTGCGTTTGAATCGCTCCGTGAGTTGGAATAAAAAACGTGTATATTTGTATACACCCTTGAACATTATAAACCGCACAAAGTGCGGTTAGTGTTCAAGGGCAACGTTACCGATAAATCAATTAAAACGCACACGCAGTGTGCGAATTTCACAAGTTCATTACGAAGTTGGAGAAATGTTCATCAGTGTATATATGTTTTTTTATCTACAGTAAAATTGAAACAAAACAAACAATATAAAATCTTTATACTATACATAACACATGTCGTCCGTCGCAATTAGAAAACCAAAACATAAGACCGAGGATCAGAATGAACGCAAAATATATGGCGTCTATAATAAGTCTATTTTGGAAACCAAAGTGGTATTAGCAATAACTGAAATCGGTAAAAACATTAAACCCAATCTGGAAAATAAGATCGCATCAAAGGTCTCGGGAAAGTGTATTGCCGAAGGGTTCGTAAAGCCGTCGTCGATAAAGGTATTAAATTATTCGAGTGGAACTATTGCCGCTGATCGAATTGAATATCACGTAGCGTTTGAATGTATGATTTGCATGCCCGTCGAGGGTATGTTGGTGGAATGTAGTGTAAAAACTATTACAAAGGCTGGAATACATGCGCAAATTATAGACGATGAAGGAAATATGCCTGTTACTGTGTTTATTGCGAGGGATCATCATCATGTCGATCAGCGATTTCAAAATGTCAAGGAAAGTGATAAAATTGCGGCTCGCGTGATAGGCGTTCGATACGAATTGAATGATATTTGTATCTGTGCCATTGCAACTCTTGTGCATGATATTAAAGCGGATAATCACCGACATAATGAGAAAAAGCCTAAGATTCGAGTTCTCGGAGGCGACGATTCGGATGATGGTGATCACGATGTATAAATAATGCGCAATAAAAACTATATAAATATTTTTTATTGTATTAATAAAATGACTAGCGCAGCTGCTTCGTTGGAATGTTTAAAATCGCAAATAGAACAAATGAATAAGACACAACATATTGAAATACTAAAAATACTGAAATCGAATGCTTTGGTGAAACTAAATGAGAATAAGAGCGGTGTGTTTATCAACCTTTCTTTTTTACCGCTTGAAACATTATCCGAAATTAAGGAATACGTTCACTATATCCAAGACCAAGAGTCCTCACTGCGATGGCTAGAATATCAAAAGGAAGAATTTAAGAATACATTTTTTACCGAAAAAGAAAATAAAGACGAAGTGATGATATCATATAGCTCATCCAAGTAATGTCTACTGCAGTTTATTCTTATTTGAATCAAATTTTTTATAAACATAATAAATTTGATGATGCTTCCGCTATTGGGGATTTGGAAAAATGGATGTTATTTCAAGAATCGTTACGCGTTGATGTTCCGGTTGAGTTGAAACCGGTTTTGACGGAGTCAACGCCGAGCCCAGTGAATTTTTCTCCTGTGAAACAAGATTCGTTATTTTGGTGCGCTTATGTGGCTTATCATGGAGAAGCCGAATATTGGGCGATAGGAAATAAATATAAGAACGTTGAACTTACCGAAAAACAAAAAATCATTGATTATATAAGACACGATTCGGCGCATTTTAAACGCTGTTTCAGTAAAATGTCGAACGTAGGAATACAAGAAATCATGGCTGAACTTATGATCGATAAGAAAACGTCGTGGAAGACTTTTTACGCATTATGCGCTTATTATAAGTTTCGCGCAATCGTTGTTTACGAAAAGACTTATTTGGAGTTTTATCCGATTCACGATCAATGCGTTGATACATATTTATTTAATCGAACAAAGGACGGACATGTTTCAGTGTCGTCTATTCCATTGACACCCGAGCGTATATTGGAAATTAAAACCGGGAAAATGTGTTTGGATCAAAACCCCGATAAGCCGCTGAAAGCCGCTTCAAATTATAAAGTGGACGATTTGATCGAAATGGCTGAAAATATTGGTGTTGATATAAAACAGGGATTGTATAATAAATGGAAAAAGTCGGATTGGTATGAATCTATTTCGAATCACTGTAAATGGTGATTTACCTACGAAAAATGGAGTGTATGGGTCTGATTTGTTGGTGTGACAATGCTTGATTTTGTATTAGAGCCCTCCATGAATCAGTTGAAATGGGATTAACGGGATTTAATTTTAAATTATTAACTTTGATTGATGAATCGTCTATTTTGTTTGTTTGTTTTAATTCAATACTCGATGGTTGATGATCCGAATTTATTAAATTAGGAATCTGCTGTATATGTATTTTGAACGATTTACCTGAAACATCAATTATAGGTTCCGGAGTAGGTTGCGGGACGAGTTCTGGAGTAGATTGTAATAATGGCTCTATTTTCGATCCAACTAAACGCCAAACTTCGTAAAAATTATAATAACACGGACCCCATCCGCCGTGTTCCCAATACTCAACGCGAAAGCCTTTATCGGAAAGGATTTTATCAATCGCGCGTTTGTTTGATATATCAAAATAATCATTCTCCATAATAATCATAACAATACCGTCCAGAATTTCCGGCATATCTTTTAAAATATAATAAAACGCCCCCTCACAGTCTAATATCAACGTATCAAACTTGATATTATATTTCGCGATTAATTCGTGAATCGTTATTGTGTTTACTTTAACATGATCGCTCGGGCAATTATCGCATACAATAGTTCGCCAACCTTTTTGCGCTAATTTTCGCTTGGATAGTGCGCGTGTTTCTATAAAGAATTTAAGACCATTTAATTCGCGATTATCTTTCAACATATATGCCGATTGAATATCGCATTCAATGGATACGAAATTAGTGTTTCCGACGCTATTTAATATATGCGCAATCACTAAGCTATTTCTTCCTATATTTCCTCCAATTTCCAAGACGCGCTCGTTTCCCGTTAAATATTTAGCCACCATTAATTGTTCGGGTAATTCTTCTTGGAAACTTCCATAACGTATTTGTAATTGATTGTGTATATTTTTTAGTCTTTCTTTATGCATACAGATACCATTGATAATATTCTGGTTTGTTTTACGATGCGCGATTATGTAATGAAGAAAAAACAATATAAAGACGTTTTAATAAAACATATTGTCCGAGTTTAGCTCAGTGGTAGAGCTTTTGACTGTAGTAGTTTTTGCGCGGTGATCAAAATGTCACCTGTTCGATCCAGGTAACTCGGAACCAGGGCGTTAATGGTGTAGTGGTAACATGTAACCCTTCCAAGGTTGAGCTGGGGGTTCGATTCCCTCTTAACGCAACATATGTAAATTTATACACTTTGTCCAAATGTATATATTTGATACAGAATAAAATAACAGTAATTATTTATATGACTCAAAAAATATGGGCATTATCATTTGGTGGCGGAAGTACAAATTATCACGACGCCGTTAATAGAATAGCAAATGAATATTCTAGAACAGAGTTTTTTGATAAAGTAGTCAAGTTTACAGATGCGGACCTAAAAAACGACACCGAATTTTGGGAGAAGCACGGAGCCTTTATTGAAAGTCATAAAAGAGGTTATGGATATTGGATATGGAAGCCTTATTTGATGAAAAAGGTTTTCGAACAGATGAATGAAAATGATATACTTTTTTATTTAGACTCGGGGTGTGAAATGAAATCCGGAAGCAATGATACATTGAAAGAATACGTTAAACGGTGCGATGAATGTAATATTTTATATACATCAACGTCGCACAACGAAAAACAATATAATAAAATGGATATATTGCGAGAATTTAATATGGACACTGATGAAATTAAGAATTCTATACAATATCAAAGTGGAATTATTATTGTTAAAAAAACGTCATTGACAACCTATTTAGCGAACGATTGGTATTCGATTGCTTGTAATTATCATTTAATAGACGATAGTCCGTCTGTATATCAAAATGATCCGTCTTTCAGAGAACACCGTCACGATCAAAGCGTTTTAAGTTTGCTCATAAAATCAGACAAATACAAAGATACAATGAATAAAAAGAGAAATTTGTTGGATAAACCTTGTTATCCTATTTTGATATCTCGGAAAAGACACGGATAACTATGTATAACATCCCAGTAATTTTTGTAAATAACTAGAATTGTTTTCAGACTTCCCGTCATGTGATTGCAACTGCTTAATAAATTCTTCATTTGCTGCGTAAATAGTAAACGTAGGAGTGCCGAATAGCGCCTCGTTAGTAAAATAATCGGGTTTGGTTTGCATGAAACTAGACAATGTAATGAATCGATGAACCGGAACGTTGACAATATCTAGATTCTTATTGAATACAGAGACGCCGTATAGTCTGGGAATTGTTTTTAGTGTATTTGGAGGCGGAATAGCGTCGCGCTGGCGTTCCGTTGAAAACTCCGGATATACCGCGTTATATATTTTGATATAAAGATCTTCCAGTGAAATATCTTTATAAACAGTGATACGCAAAGATCGCTTGAATACTTTTATTTTGAAACATATTCTAGTTCCCGGATCTGGGCGCAGATTTTCCATAGAAAACATTGGTGCTGGCGTCTCGTAATAAACTGAATAATCGGTCATTTTTTGATGAATGGTTTACATTGGGCTATCATGTTCCAAAATGTATCAATTTTTGAAAAGAATAAAAAATATAGAGGGAACCCCCGGTCATCAGAATCCGCGAAGCGGATTCCAGACCCCTAACCCCCTCCCGCCCTTCGGGGAATTCTAATTTCTTACCGTTTTCCATCATAAGATTTCTTCATGAAAAACTGTTATAAATTGCCTGGGTTACCGGTGGATAATGCTGCTACGGTTATTGTTCCCCGGTCTCATGAAACCTCTTATACTTCTCCATCCCATTCTTGGCTATATATTGTAGATGCCTCATCGTAAAGGCAAACGAACAACCAGAATGTCCCGGTGAATCAGGTAAACTATGCATTTTATTTCCTATTTGGGTTACGTTTGGATGACTACTAAAATAAAACCCGTCATTTGCATCAGGTTCAAATGTCTTTAACCACGACCAAAGTTCAAGTTGGCTGACGGCTGCGTAGCCGTTTTCCATGTTATTTCGAGTCATGGAATCATTGATAAAACTGAAATCCGTCATTGTTTGATAGTTACCAACTTATTGTATGATAAATATACATTCAATTTTATCTACGTTTTCTCGAGTTTTCCGAGAATTTCGGACCATGTTTTTCATTCTGGACAAAACCTTGGACAAGAATTCTTGTCCAAAAAAAAAGTTAGGGTCTATTTTATTTCAGAAAAACGCAAAAAAGCTGTTGGAGCCAGTTGGGTTACTGATTTTTTTCAGTCAAAAAAACTGACTGCATGATTTTTTCGGTCCGTTTTTCGGCGAGTTTTCTTGTATCCCTTTAGGATATACCTTAGACATGAATTTGGCGACTAAACTCGCCACTAAACGTGTATGCGTAATATGTGACTATGAATGCAGTAAATTAAGTGATATGACCAAACATGAATCCACCCGTAAACATAAGGTCAGTGTGGAAAGATACAATGAGGATACCAAAACTCGCCGGTATGAAGTCCCGCTCGATAAATGCTTTAAGTGCGGATGCGGTCGGACGTATTTATATCATTCCGGGTTATGGCGACATCAGAAACAGGGGCTATGTTCTCCTGTAGTGGACAAAGATAAAACCGTAGATGAAGACCCGGATTCGATACCTGGGATGCCAGATATTCAGGGGAAATCAACCGAGGAGGTATGTGGTCTGTTAAAACAAATGGTAATGTCGCAAAATCTGGTGATTCAATTATTGAAAGAACAAGCCGCGATTCCCACGACAGTGAATAACAATACTATGAACGCGACAACCACTAATAATAATATTAATATTAATATGTTTCTGAAAGAACACTGTAAAGACGCGGTAACATTTGATAAATTCCTGAAATCGATTGATCCGACGGTGGATGACGTTTTATATTTAACTGAACATGGAAATCGACGGGGAATGTCCAAGATTATTAATAATGCTTTCGGGAAACTGGAAATTACGGAACGTCCGATCCATTGCACAGATTTGAAACGGCATACTACGTATGTAAAAGAAAGCGACGGTTGGGTTAAAGAACAAGATCAGAAACATATGAAACAGTTATGTGATATAGTAGAACACGGATGTATTAAACGCGCCGTAGAAATCATGAATTCGAATCCGAATTATCGGAAATCGGGGACAGATGAATACGAAGAAGGTCTAAAAATGATGATGGAAACAAATAGCGGAATACATACAAATCACGTCGCCTTAATGAAGGATTTAGAAGAAAGCACTTATTTGAACCGCATGCAGTTACAAGACGGCGGAAAACCAGTTTCGGAACAGTTAATAAAGAAAAATTGATATGTAAACCAAATAATATATGAACAGCATTATATATTATTTATTATCATGCAACAAGAAAAACGCGAGGAAAAACAGGATGAAAAACAAGAGAAACGACCAGAGCGTAATCCAAAAGAGGATTTCGAGACTATGGTTGAATTCTATTTATCGAGTAATCCTGTTTTGAAAAAGGACCATAAAACTAGCGAACTAGAGGTTCGTTTCGGAACTAATTCTAGAGTGGGTAAATCGATTTCTAAAATCGACTATGACAATGTGGTTCAGCAATTAATGATTGCAGGGTTCTCGACGTCCAAGACCGAAGGTTTGAGTATTTTACGTATTCAAAATGAATATACGGATGCCCGCGAAGGCGAAACCCGAATTTCGAATATTCGCGCGGAAATTGTGGGTCTAGATCTGATTCAAGAGTATTGCCGCACGAATAATTTACAGCGTCTGATTGACTTACCATCGACGGCGTCTGCGAGCGCTGAGAAAATCAAATTCACGCAGAAGATGCCACCTCTGGTCAAGGACAAACCGTTGAGAGCCGTGGATTTCCCCGATTTTAACTTTAGGGTTTCGTATCAGATGGAGCGCGATTTCTCAACGAGATCTGATGTGTCGCAGAAAATCATAGCTCGCTGGAACGATTCCAAGAAGCTGTTTCGTTATATCAACCGCGTTCGTTTTGCACACCCCGATTTACCCGTTTTCGCGGACCTAAGTATTGTCAAAGGATCTTCCAAGATTAAAACTGCCAGAGGAAGCGTTCCTATTCCTCATTATACGGTTCAGGAAGCCAAAGTGTTTACGAATCAAGAACATTATGAGATCGAACTGGAGATTGATAATATGCGCGTAGGAACTGGCACTAAATACGCAAATCCGGCTGCACTCTTGGAAGCCGTCCGTAAGTGTATTCGCGTGGTTTTGACTGGTCTCCAAGGAACGAGCTATCCGATTGCTTATTCCGAGCAGCAACAGGTTTTACAGACTTATATGAAGATGATTCACGGAGAGGACCACGTTTTGCGTTATATCAAACCCAAGGATTTCATCGGTCCTTCGTCATTTACTTTGCAGTTGGAGAATATACAGCCCGTTTCCACCATCTCGAATGTTCCGAATATTCGCGAAAAATATACGGTGACGGATAAAGCCGACGGCGACCGCAAACTATTATATGTAGCACCGAATGGGCGTATTTATATGATCAATACAAATATGCAGGTGATTTTCACGGGAACAATAACAAAAGACGCCAAATTACAAGATAGTTTGATCGACGGCGAGCATATTAAATACGATAAACATGGCAAATTTGTGAATTTATACGCGGCATTTGATATTTATTATATCCATAACGTTTCCGTTCGCGAAAAAGGATTTGTTCCGTTGGATGCGGAAGATGAGGAAAACAAATTTCGACTACCGTTACTGAATAAATTCGTTTCTGAATTAAAACCTATTTCGATTATGGAAAAGCCTGATTCCAAAAAAACGCCGTGCGATTTCACGATTAAATGCAAGCAGTTTTATTCGTTCCAAGATATAAGTATATTTAACGGTTGTGCGACGATTTTATCAAAGGTTCGCGATGGATCGTATGAATATAATACGGATGGTTTGATTTTCACTCCGACCAGTATGGGAGTGGCGAGCGATCGTATTGGACACGCTGGTCCTTTGAAAAAGGTAGCATGGCAGGCTTCTCTGAAGTGGAAACCTCCAGAATTCAATACGATTGATTTCCTGGTTTCTGTGAAGAAGGATAAGACAGGAAAAGACGAAGTGCACCATGTTTTCCAAGAGGGTCGTAATTTGGCGGGGGTTCAAAACGTGGTTCAATATAAAACTTTGGTATTGCGCTGTGGATTCGAAGAGGGAAAACCGGGACATGGATATCTGAATCCGATGATGAACTTGATCAATGACGATTTGCCGAGTTTCTCTGAGACCAATGCTTACGACAAAAACGCTTATAAACCCGTTGCATTTCAGCCGACGAATCCTTATGATCCATCTGCATCGATCTGTAATATTATGTTGGCGGATAACGGGAATCAGGATTTGGTTATGATGACCGAGGAACACGAATATTTCGAGGAAGATACGATTGTGGAATTCCGCTATGATGGAGATAAGCCCGCGGGCTGGCGCTGGATTCCTTTGCGCGTGCGTTATGATAAAACCAACGAACTCCGAATGGGCGAGCCGAATTACGGAAATGCGTTTCATGTTGCTAATGGAAACTGGCACTCGATTCATAATCCGGTGACCGAGGAAATGATCTCGACGGGGAAGGGAATTCCCGAGTCTACTGCGGACGAGGATGTCTATTATAATCGCTCTGGGAAAGATACCAGCACACGATCTCTTCGCGACTTCCATAATTTGTATGTGAAACGAAAGGTGATTATTGGGGCATCGAGTCGAGGTGCAACTTTGATTGATTATGCGGTAGGAAAAGCCGGAGATTTATCAAAATGGGTAGCAGCGAACCTAGGTTTCGTATTCGGTGTGGATATTTCCAAAGATAATATTGAGAATCATTTGGATGGAGCATGCGCTAGGTATTTGAACGCCCGTAAAAAATACAAGACGATTCCAGGTGCGTTGTTTGTAAATGGCAATAGTGGCGAAAATATTCGTAGTGGTAAAGCCGTATTTAGTGAAAAGGAGAAGCAGATTACGCTTGCGGTATTTGGACAAGGTCCCAAAGATAAGGGGGAACTGGGCGAAGGTGTTTATAAACGCTATGGTGTCGGCGAACCTGGATTTCACGTGAGCTCGTGTCAATTTGCGATGCACTATTTCTTCGAATCCCCGAAATCGATGCACTCCTTCTTCCGAAATTTGGCAGAATGCACGCGCATAGGAGGGTATTTCGTGGGGACGTGCTACGATGGACAGACTGTGTTTAACGTATTGAAAAATAAGAAGCGCGAAGAATCGATGACGATTATGCGCGAGGACAAGAAGATTTACGAAATCACCAAACAATACGATCAGACGGGGTTTCCCGAGGACGAAATGTCGTTGGGATACGCGATCGATGTATATCAGGAATCGATTAATAAGGTATTTCGCGAATATTTGGTGAATTTCAAATACGTGGAACGCGTCTTGGAAAACTATGGATTTGTTGTTTTGCCCGAGGCGGAAGCCAAAGCGATGGGATTACCAGCGGGATCGGGATTATTCGATCAATTGTTTGATAATATGAATACGGATGTGTCGCGCGATAAACGCCTGGCTTCGGATTACGGGACCGCGGCGGATATGACGCCGGAAGAAAAACGTATTTCGTTTATGAATCGATATTTCGTATTTAAGAAGATGCGTAGTGTGAATGCTGAAAAGGTGGGTAAAATGATTATGAACAAGGGACTAAGCGGAGCGGTAAGCGAAGCGATAAGTGAAGCGATAAGCGGAGCTGAAGAAGATGATACAGAAGGAAAATCTGAGGAAAAAGTTGTTCCTATCGCACGTAAAGTCAAGGGAACCAAGATTGTATTGGAACAATTTTCGCCATCCGAGCCTACCGTAAGTCTTAGCGCATCCGCTCCGCTTGGCGCTTCGCTTGGCGCTTCGCTTGGTAAAACGGTGAAAATAAAGGTTCAGAAACCCCCCGCACCATAAAATCTATATTGTCGATACGAATATATAGATTTAGCCTCGAATATAACTATTCAATCCACTCAAGAAATCGGTTTTAATCGACCATCCCAGATCCTTGATTTTTTGATTACTAATATAATAACGTTGATCATTAAAAGGGCGATCTTCGACGTATTCGATCCATTGGTCGTAATCCTCGGTGCCTTGGATCATATTTATCAAAATGTGCGCGATTTCCAAGACGGAAAACTCCATTCCCTCGTCGCATCCGATATTATAGATTTCACCCACAGATCCTTGTTCCAAGATGGTTTCAAACGCGGTGGCTACATCACTAACGTGTAAAAACGCACGCACGGCACTTCCATCGCCCTGAATGGTGACTTTTTTACCTGCCTTTAATAACTCAATAAACCGAGGAACTAATTTCTCGGGATATTGATTTGGACCGTAGACATTATTACCGCGAGTAATAATAATCGGCATTTTATACGAGTGATTATACGACTGAGCGATGAGCTCCGCTCCAGCCTTGGTCGCAGCATAAGGATTCGTAGGACACAGCACCGAATGCTCGGTTTTATGCTGTTCATCAACCGTATTCATGGACTCGCCGTATACTTCGTCGGTCGAGACGTGAATGAACTTTTTGATGGCGCCGTATTTTCTAGAGGCTTCCAAGAGTGTATGCGTTCCAAGAATATTATCGTGGGTAAATCGGATAGAATCCTCAAAGGAATTCTGGACGTGACTTTGCGCGGCAAAATGGATTACAGAGGTAACTCGATACGTTTCCAAGATTTTCGTCATAAGATCACCATCGCATAAATTTCCCTTAATTAAAACGTATCTAGGATCTGACCTGATTTCTTCGGAGACATTATTTTCCGCGGCGCAATAATACATGGCGTCCAGATTCACGATTTTAACATCGGGGTGCCTTGGAAAATAATGATTTATAAAGTTACTTCCGATGAATCCGCAACCTCCGGTCACCAACATACATGTCTGGCGCTTATAGGTTAACAAACACTTACGCACTGCGACTTTGATATTATCGACCTGGGGATACATGGATTCCAGGCGCGCCGTTTCCAAAAAGTTATTGGATCGATCTGCTGCGAGGACAGCGCGCTGTTCTTGTTGGGAAAAGTTCTTCCATGCAAAATCGGGGTCTACGATTTCTTTGTACATATCCAAGATTTCGTTATGACTAACTAACCCGGGATTTGTTAGATTCATTGTTCCGGTTGTTCCACGTTTCATCATATCCAAGACATAAACCAGTAATTCAGGTAAAACGGTCATGGAATTCGGGACGGAGCATACTTTTGGATAAGTCGTGATCTTGGTGATGAAATTCCGGGGATTCAATTCCCCCGTAATGGGCATGCGAATTCTTAGATTTAATGTGGTGTCTTTATATGCGCGCATAAGACGATCAGTGAAACCTTTGACGACGGAATAGGACGACCCAAAGAAATTCGGATCAGAATCCTCATCGAATCCGCTCTCTTCTTTTCCAAAAGGATGATCATCGTCGTATTTGAAAATACATCCTGTTCCTAGATATGTAAAATGAATTCCAAGATCTCGTGATATTTCCGCAAGAACCAACGGAGAATACAAATTATCGCGTATATTTTCTACGAGTTTACCTTCTTGTTCCAGATAATCGATAGTTGTATATTTGGTGGATCCGATCGAACCGTGCGTGCGACCAATGAGCGAAACCACGTGCGTGCAATACGAATCCGCGATTTCTTGGCGAACTGCCGTCTCATTGTCCACCCGTGTTTTCCCGCATACATAAGTAACGTTGTTTTCCTCTAAAATGGAAATAAACTGCCCACCAATCCAACCGTTCGAGCCGTATACTAAAACTTTCATTATATTATAATTCAACATATTTAATCAGACATGGTTAAAAAACAATTGGTTGTGCTTGTTAATTGTTGATTATATTCAATATTATATTTAATACACCAATTTACACACCGTTGTGAATTTTGCTTTATTAATGTGTCTATTTTTTCATTTTTGTGTTTGTTTTCAATTAAAGAAATAGTATAATAAATATTTTCTATTTGTTGTTGCCCAAATATAGCGTTATATTCTTCTATGCGCGTCGTGAAAAAATTAGACAATGGGATATTTAAAAACCTATGGACGCTATTATTATCGTCCTGTTCAGCCATTTTTTTAAATGCCGAATATAAAAACGGTTTAAATTCTTCGTTAGAATCGTGCAAAAATCCCTTACATACGAGGTATTTTTCGGAATTGGCGTAACGACTAGTTTGCGGCTTTGTAATATAGACCTTTTCGTAAAATGACGACAATATTGCGATCAAGTCTATGGTATGTTGCATAAAACTATCGAATATTTTCAAAATAAACGACCCGTTTCGTTTTTGCATACATAGAGCAAAGGCTATTTGCGAGAAAAGAAGATTCGCTATATGAGTTTCCTGTTTATTGAAATCCATCGAAAAATCGAATCCACCGTCGCCCGTAATTATATCCATAGAAGAAGCGTATTTTTCAATACAGTATACAAAATTATCCAGTGATAAAATATCTCCGGTTTCCGTTATGCCTTTTTCTATATAAACATTGGAATTTTCGCGTAAAAAATTCTCGCTTTTTTTCCACGACGGAATTGAAGAGTCGTTATCTTTATCTAATATTGTCATTCCTATATATTGATCGCCTTTTTTTCGTCTCATATGAACCATTGCTTCGATGAATCCACCAGGTCCTTCTGCCAAATGGAACGACTTTATCGGAGAATCGGTTTCAATTAATTTAAAAAAATTGGTCAATTCAATCATCTTGAAATACGATCTTGATAGCGGTTTATGTTTCGAAACCGATTTGCGTTTTTGTGGAACGGCTGTATGTATATATTCATAGGGATTTGTATAACGTTTAAATACGTCCCATTCATATTCATAAGCATCTATGCGTTCTTTGATATCATACAAATAATGGGAAAGGGAGTTTGATAATATTGGAATAGGTTGTTCTTCGCTAGATGAACAATCTATGTGCTTATATAATTCAGTGGATGTTCTTGGAACTTGAAATTGTATCATGCGTTGTTATATATCGTAAAAAAAGTTTATATTGTTTTGCACGTTTAAACATATGAAATTTTGCTTGAAAAATTAATGTAAACAGATTTACTGGATTTTTCCTCAGGCGCGGGTTCAGGTGTCACAGGCGTGGGTGTAGGTGTTGGTGTAGATGCGGATTCAGGTTCCACAGGTGTTGGTGTAGGTGCTGAACTTGAATCTTTACAAGTTAACGTAGCAACATCCCATGTTTTTCCAGGTCCACAAACATCCGGCGGCGGATCTCCTACAAGTCCCATGCATAATCCAGCCCCATTATTTTGAAGTTTTCCAGGACAATATGTATCAGAAGCCCTGTATTTTTTGGGATCTGTGGGATCACATTTATAACATCGCTGTTTTCCGCCGGGTCGAGTATCGTCCCATCCATCTGTTGGGCAATCTTGCGGCGGCCAAAGAGATTTTACTTTTACCGAGGATATACACTGAGGTTGGAAAAAATAACCCGTATTTCCCGAGTCGGATACTGCATTAGAGCCGCCGTCTTGAGGCGCTGATCCAGCTCCAGCGTCAGAAGAGACATCGGCACCTCCTGATTCTCCACCACCGCCTACCGCTTCTTCGTTACCTTCTCTTACATTAAAGAAAGAGTTACCAAAAACGACAGCAATGAATAATATCAATAATCCTAAAATAATATAATTTCCAGTTTTCATTATAATATGTATAAATATTATAATATGTCTGCAACTCTTAATTTCAATCAAGTCCATACGTTATTATATATTGTTTTGTTTGTTTAAACATATGAAATTTTTCTTGAAAAATTAACATAAACAGAATTACTGAGTTTTTCCTCAGGTTTTGGAGTGGGTGTAGTCGGAGGGTTACACTTATTTTTTGCAATAGTTTCAAATTCGGTTTGTTTACTTTTCCAAACTTGATCTACTACCAGAGATGCATTAGTTGTGCCAAATAAAATATCATAATCAGAATACATTTTGCCACTATTCCAATTTCCTGCCATCATGTTTGTGTTTCGTCTAAAATCGTTCAACGCTATCCATTTATTATCACAATCACTCGAAAACAACTTACATATATCTTCCTTTTTAAATGAATACTTTTTCCAATCATTTTCGCATGGTAAATTTTCAGTAAGCTTATATTGTGGCGTTGAATTTGCGTCGCACGTTCCGTTGGCGTTTGTATGATAATCAGGCGCGCAGTCACCTTGGTTCAAATTGACTGCATCGGTTTTACATTTATCTCCATCTTCGTGAAATCCAGGAGGACAAACCCCGCGATAAAATCCTTCTTTTGAAGATCCAAAAAAATGAAATCCTATCAAAATCGCAATAAATATAATCAATAATCCAAAAATAATATAAGTTCCAGTTTTCATTATATTTTATATACATATTATAATAAATATGTCTGCAACTCTTAATTTCAATCAAGTTCCATATGTATCTTGGAAGGGAAAGACGTTTAATCAAATTACGTCGTCTATACAAAAAAACAGACCTTTTACGAACAACCTTTCATTAAATAATATAATTGGTTCTGTCGATCCGCGCGGAAGTAAAGGTGGAGTAAAACAATCTAGACCTCTGCCCTTGAAAATATATCGTAGAGAAATTGCCACATCGCCAATTACAACGTGCAATCCTAGAACATCTCTATCGATCGATGAAATCAATTCTCCCGGAGGGTATTTAATAAATCCAGCGGTATCAAATTCTAGTTCAATAGGTTTAGTCAACACTTTAGACCCTGTTCTTCCGAATACTACTTATGAATATCCAGGGCAATGCAAAGCTATGGTTCAAAACGGAATGTGTCAGGACGTCGCTACAAATGCTCTAAATAGGGTTCGTAGAAGCGGCATTGTTAAAAACAATTATTATACGTCTACAAAGCAATATTTAGAAAGTCGCTGCCAGAGTTTTCAACAGAACCAATACAATTTTCTTAGAAAGGGCGTTTCTACAGTAAAACCGGGTGAAAATGCGAGTTTGTCGAATCAATACGCCGCAAATCAAAGCACCGCATATTGCCAAACGTCCATTGGTTGCGGAATGCCGGTTTATTATAAACCGAATAATTCCTCGTTTGCTCAACAGGGCGGCGTGTCGTCGAGTTCCCGTATAGCTCGCCTTAAATATAACACGATTACCAATAACGGGGGGTTATATACAAAGGCGTATGGTCCGGCTACTGGAAACGCATTGGCTTATGGAGGATCGGATCAAACGTATACTATTAAAGATAAAATTGGATTCCCCTTGAATAAAACGCCAATTATATCGAAATATCAGCCAGACGTTGTGGTTTGTTGCATCGAAGGACCGCCGGGAAGACCTAAACCTTATTAAATTGATGTAAAAAAATTGAAATAACGCCTCGAATAGTTAGCGTTAATCAAAACGAAAACATTATCGGAGATGGGTTGCTTTAGTTGGATAGCGCAAGATACGGATAAGCCGATTTACATAGATGGTTATCAAAAGCCTGGATATGAACAACGCACTTATTATATGTGGAATAATAAGGGCAATTATTGGAAAGAACCAAGTTATGAAGGATACGGAATGTTTGGCGGAAAAGATTACTACGTTCTTCTGGCTGAAATGAATCGCGTTTATGACGAGGATATAACCGACGAACAAAAGCGAGAGGACGGAATTCAGATAGAGTTTAGTTCTAATCATGACGGTATAATTTTCCCAAACCTAACCGAGAGCAAAATTTGGAAATGGATAAATAAACAGCCACGCTGTCATCACAATCAAGGGTGTTACAAAGGTTTTGACGATGATGATGATGAATGATGAATCATCAGTTTAATAATCGGCGCAAAATAAGTATAAAAACAACTTGATAATTCAATATAACGATGAATATTATATTGAATATAAATGATATATATGACGCAGGCGACTCTTCCATAATAAAAAATAATCTTATTTTTTTAGATAAAAAGCGAAATATCATAATGGACGGTGAATTTACGAAAATAATATTTTCAAATGAGCATATAACTATGAATGGAATATATACAATGTGTCCTATGCAATTTCAAGCGATTAATGATAGAACGGGTTTAAATAAAAATATTTTATATTTTCAACCATATCACGCGTTAAATATGCCATTATTGAATGTTTTTTCCGATATAGAAAAACAAATTTTGAAATATTATAAAGAATACTATAATTCGAGTAAGACGCCGCTTTATTCTTTACATAATCAGCTACATAGTGGAAATGTAAAGATATATAAATCATATAATGAGCAATATATATATCCTCCCCCCGGATTTGCGCCTATTGTGAAAAAATATGTTATTAAAATGTCCGGAATATGGGAAACTGATCGGAATATAGGCATTACATATAAGTTTCTAGAATTGAAATCTGGTAGGGATCGCGCGTTACTTACTGACGAATAATCTCCTCCAAGCATTTGACGATTTCTGTTTTGGTATATCTAAAACAAATATTTTGAATTTCAGCTGGGGTGAGTATATTATCTTTTAATTGACTGAAATATTCCGAATAAGATTCCGATTCTACTGAATCCAACTGAAACTTATACTTTATCATTTTTTTAATACTCTCCGTGGACATTTTCTTCAATTCTAATTTAAAATCAATACGTCCGGGTCTTAAGAAAGCGGGATCAATATGCTCCAAATGATTTGTAGTGAAAATAATCATTGCATTATGTAGCTCAATAATTCCATCGAGAATGTTAAGAACGCAATCCAAAGTTAGGTCATCGTCATCTTTACATGATATAGCAGAAGCGGCGGCTACACTCTGTATCGCCGCCATAGCGGTGGTCGTTGATACATTTATTTTGTCCTCCGATTTAATAATTTTCAAGACGTCCGATAGTTCGGAATCTCCTCTCTGTTTTAAAACACGGTTATTATTGGCATCGAAATCCTCGAAAATAAAACACAAGTCTTTGGGTTCATATTCTACGCCATTAAACGTCGTAGTCCGAAAAAGCGTGCGAAAATCCGAGCATTTTTTAAGGAGAGACCAGCGCACCAATAAGCCTTGACGTTTCGTTTTATTTAATATGGCTCGAATAGTGCAGGATTTTCCACACCCAGGTTCGCCATATAATAAAATCGTGGATTTAAACGTAACTCCGGCGCGAGTATACTCTAGGTATTTTTCTGAATTAGGATCAGTGTCTTTGCAAAATGGGGTTACGTAATCGACGAGTTCTTGTTTCTTCTCATAAAATATATTATCAAATGTTTTGTTGCTCTTGAATGGATATTGTTGCAGAACGAGTTTCATATTTCCGTTATCCTCATCTTGTTGCGTTTTCACAAGTTCGTAAATAATATGTTGACCATCCTGTTTTTTCCTATCGAGCCATTCTTTTTCGCGATCGTCAATGAATTTCTTCAATAACGGTATATTTTTGGAACCCGGAACTGTTAATTCAAAAAAGTATTGCTTCGTGGAAGACATAGGTGGTCTAGACCTCTCGCCTTTCTCTCCGTTTTGTAAAGATTCGTCTTCTGTGGATTCGCTATAAAATTTCAAAGAAATATTGTCTTGTAGTAAAATTTTATTATTTTTATAGGGTAGCAATATATACTCAACATCGCGTTCATCGTATCCGTCGAAATTAAACTTCATTGTCTCAATAAGAGAAGACATTTCATCAGATTTCGTTTCTAGTAAATAATGTATTAGAGCTTGAAACCGATTGCTGAAAAGAGGTTTTATCGAAGTCTTCACGGGATATCCTGTTGTGTATGTTTTTTTATGAGAATGGATCAAAATAACGGCTTGGTCTGGGTCTCTAAAAAACCAACGGAGCTCCAAGATCGCAGTTTCTATCTTATATAATATTGGGCTCTTTATCAAAAACGCTAGAGGCAATATCCATAACCAATTCCAAGGGTTCGTTATTAATGTGCCCGAAAAATCTTGGGCTAATTTGGAATATAGAGTCATTTGTATTAGCTGCATCGGATCCATGTACATCGCGAGATTTTACTTATAGTGCATCGTGGTTATAATTTTATGTATTTTTACATCAAATTATATTAGCAGGACGCTTCGCTTAAGGTTTCGTAATAGTGACATTGAAACTGGCGAATTTGGCTTTTAACGCGTCCGTGGCGCTTTTCAGAGCAACCGTCGTGGTTTTTAACTCGTTGCTGGCTTGTTTAATATACTGCAAATCGGGATCGTTCGCCATGGCAATATTCACGCCTTGATCGCAAAGAATCGTCCAGTTATCAATCGTCGAAACCGCCGCGCTGATAACATTTTTTTCTTCGGCGCTCAAATCCGAATCCACCAATGGTGTGCTGGAAGGCGAAACAAAGTGCGTAATATATTGCATGGCGCAGTTAATCTCGTCCATTACCCCTTCAAGAACGATTTTAGTATCATGTGCTGATTTGGGTAATTTGATAGTGGATGTCATCAAAATGGTCTCTTTGAATTTACCAAACACCTCCGATAAGTTCCATATTTTACGAAGAGCCACCGAGATGGAAGTTAAAAATGAAATATCATTAATAATATTGACGTTTTGTAGGCGAATAATAAAACCACTGAAAAGCGCGCTCAAATCGTCGGCTGCCTTGGAAAAATCGTCGAAGCCCTCTATGTCTACGTCGAGTGTCATTTGCTTACTCTCATTTGCAATTTTCGCGGCAGCTTGGAATAATTCGGTATAATCATCGATCGTGCCTTTGCCGTGGAAATCGGAACATTGAATTTTACTAGCGTACATTTTAATTTCGTCCAAGATTTGTTTATTTTGGCTACTCGCTTGTGTGTCATCATAATGGGACTCGACTACTTCCGCGAGATTTTCCGTAATTTGAACGTCGAGCTCTGGATTTGTAGTTGTAAATGTTGTATGTGTTACTTCTGATCCGTCGGCGGCTTCGCCCTGTTCATTATGAATTGAAGCTCCTGATATATCAATCGTTTCGTTAAGAGTATACGTAACAATAGGGGGTATAGGATTAGGCACCGCATTATTCGAGGGATCGTTTACGGGATAGTTTATGGGATTCGAACTATTGCTCGAGGTAGTGTTGCTCGAGGTAGTGTTGCTCGAGGTAGTGTTGCTCGAGGTAGTGTTGCTCGAGGTAGTGTTGCTCGAGGTAGTGTTGCTTGATGTAGTGTTGCTTGATGTAGTGTTGCTTGAGCTGTTTCCATGTGGGCTACTAGAGCCGCTAGCGTCATTGTGGTCATCGGATTCTCCCATGTCCATAGTAACAAATGACAAAACAATAAACACAAAAAATATATCTAAATTACGCACCACGTATGCAGTGATTCTGTAATATAACTACAGAATCGCACATCAGACATTAAATAACATTCGTCTATTTCTATTGACTACAGTAAAAGGTTTATTACCATTACGCAAATCGTGAGGCGCACTTTGTATTTGGTCCTCAGCAATAAGAGTATCAAAGGTAAAAACGTGAATGAATCCAGTAGAATCGTCGATTTGATAGTTCAAATTATGTATAGAATCAAAACCCTCTTTAGTGTTATGAACGTATCTCTCAAATTCGCCACGACTCACGTTTCGGATAAGCCCATCTGCAAATTGAATAATATTTTTATCATATATCGGATAAAATTGCGATCTATCTATTTTTAATCCAGCCGATTTTACACGTAGATTCAGCGCATTATCTTCGAATCCCCATGCCCAAAAATTGGGAAATCCATTAATACGTTCGAAATCGCCCGCGTTTATAGAGACAATACCTCCAAGAGCGAACTCGTATCCGTAAAAATGTTTCACTGTTCCCGGAACAGTTTCGTAATTCAAGAAATTCTTGGTATATGGCATGGTATCCAAATCATTGAATACTAGCGTGATCTTTTGATAATCGCCTGGATACATATCTCGAATTGCCATAAACCCAATGTTTTTCATTGCTCCGCGATTGAATTCTCGCTTATCGCATTGATGCACGTAATATATCAAATAATCCTCGGGTGATGTATCTTCGAGTATATGATCCATATGTCTCGCGAAAAACTGTAGCTGTTGCTCACGATCACGGTAAGGAACAATGAATACCACACTGGGATAGGATTTTGCATTCAAAATAATGTTTTCGGACATCATTATATATGTTCTATCAAAAAAAATAATTCATCTAAACCAATAGAACCGGTTGGCAATAGGTTTTTCTAATGCGAATATTTTTCCAATATACAACTAGGTATAATTTGACTCTTGATTGCCTCTAGTTTTTTATAACACTTATTAATTGTCACTTCGCTTACATTGCATACCGTTTTTATGTCGGTTTTTGTCGTTTGCATATTACACGTTTGTGCGACGAAATATACTATTCCAGCTGCAATCGAGTGGGGCGTGTTATCGTTAATTAAACCCGTTTGCTCTACTTTTTTCGAAACGAATTTACATAGCATTATAAGCTCAGAATTCATATTCAACCGGCTACAGTAACGATCGACGAAAGAACTCGGCGTGCTTGAACATAGCTCTACTGTGTTTTTGCTATCACTGCTTCTATCGATATTATATAGAATATTCACTGCCATAGAGCACCCATTGGTTGCACTCGTTTTATCCAAATTGAATATTTCGGCAATTTCGTGGGCGGTTCTTGGACATCCATTTAGCCTACATGAAATATAGATCGAGGCGGCTTTAATGCCATCACGATTCATGCCACGGAACATTTTTTGCTCGGAAATATCTTTATGTATAGACATTGCGTCGTCAATAAATATTTTCGGAATTCCGGAGTTCTGAGCCATTGTCGTAATAAACTGAAATTCTTCGTATAGCGATTTTTCTCGATGAGGCATTGCGCCCCACTCTGTCCATTTACGAATACGCTTCATTTCATATGACGACTTGGAATTACATAGAATTTTACAGCCCAAAGAAGATTCCATCAGAAGAGGATTTACCGGGTTTCCGCATCGTGTAGGATCATTAGCGTTTTTGTCTTCCGCGCCGTAGAATCTCCATTCCGGTGAATAGTCCAATATATTTTTATATATTACACCGCAGTTTTTGTTCATGCACGTGGGAAAACCGTCGTCCATTATTATTAATACGGATTTACACAGTGAACATTTTCGAGCGTCGTCGCTAACATTCGTTTCGTCGTATACACATTCAATCGCTGAATCCGACGAATTTATTATTTCCTTCTTATCGGAATCAAATATATCCCATAATTTGGATTTTTCATTATGAGACAACAATTGCTTCTTCTTTTTTGTTTTAGGCGTCGATTCCTGTGGTAGATGATGCTTGGGTTTATATATTTTAATATTATACATTTCGTTTATTAAGCGAAGATGTTTTTATGTCATATTCAATTTTATTTTTTATAAGGATACTATAGTTTACAATGGCAGAACCGCAACCGTATTCAGCAAAAGAAAGACAGAAAATATTAGAGGATACTAGTAAAAGACTGGTTGAAATTATATGCGCGGATACATCGAAAGGAAAACAGTTCAGAGAACAAGTATTGAATATGACTGTTGAAAATTTAGATAGAATACTAAAATCCGAAATTGCAAAATCGGAGCTAAAAACGGGAATAACTTCTGGCATTGCGAATGTATTGCAAAACCCGGATTATATGAATCCGTTATTGTTTAGATCGATTTTAACTATGGGAAGCATATCGCCAATTGTGCAAAATGCATTTAAAGAATCTCTAGCTTTGACTAGCGGTTACGGCGGAGAGGGAACGGAAAAAGACAAGTTTATTCACAATTTGGAAATAGTATTATCTGGAAAAACAAAAGCACAAAGGGGGGGTTCTAACGCAGCAGCAGAACCAGCAGCAGCAGGAGAACCAGCGGCAGCGACGGAACAAGATGTAGAGAAAGAACTACTAGCATTAGGTGCTGATCCTAAAGATATAGAGGATGCGAAAAGAATAGCAAAAGATCAAAATATTAATATTAGCAAAGTGTTAGCCGAAAAAGGAATAACTATAGAAAAGTTGAAACAAGCATCTGAAGCAGCAAAAGCTTCAGGCGTTGACGCTAAAACCGCAGAAGCTGCAGTTACAGCTTCAACTGGTTTAAGTAAAGAAGAGTTAAAAGCAGGCGTTGAAGTTGCAAATGCATCCGGCGTTGCGCCACCTAAAGAACCAGGCGCAGGAGCAGGCGCAGGATCAGGCGCTAGCGGAGCACCAGCCGCATCAGGATCAGACGGAAAAGGAAGTGATATGGGAAAAAAGGCGTCAGACGCTCTTAGTGGCGCAATGAAGGGTTTAAGAAACTTGACTGCATCAACCGGTCCGCTTGCTGACGCGAATCAAATGACGCAAGGCGTTTTATTAGAAGACTTATTAACGGGATTAGATAGCCGTTCAACTGAAATGACACAATCCATATTCGATTCCGTTAAATCGGCAATAGTAAAACATATTGACGATGGAGGAGAAGCAATAGTGAGATCCATAGGAAATGCTATGCAGACTGTTTCTAATGAGTTATCGCAAAAACTGAGTCAAGAAGCGTATACCTTATATATATATGGAATATTGAATCAGAATAAGGATATTTTATTCATTGCGATTGACGCTTGGGCAAACGCAAACAAAAACAGTTCTAATTTTAGTAGTATTAGCTCGGAAACAAGCGTAAATTATATATTAGAACGTATGATAAACAATGAAACGCCAGACGAAAAAACATCCAGTCGAGTAAAAGGTGGTATATTCGGAGGTAATTCTACCAAAAAATATCTGCGTTCAAAAAAACACCCCCTATTCAAAATAAAGTCCACGCGAAGGCGAAAAATAATATATTAATATAATATATAATGTCTAAAAAGGCAGTTTTGGTTGGATGCAATTATTACAATACTCCGCATCGATTGAACGGATGTATAAACGACATTATTAATATACGCGATATGCTAATAAATGTATATGGTTACAGTTCGTCCAATATAATCATGTTACATGATAATACTGATCCGAATTTCATTAAATCCAACGGTTTACCGACTTATGCAAATATAATTGATAATTTAAATAACTTAGTATTATCGTCGTCTTCGTGTAGCGAAATATGGTTTCATTATAGTGGTCATGGAACGTATATTAAAGATAAGAATCGCGATGAAAGCGATGGAAGAGATGAATGTATAGTTCCTGTGGATTTTTCCAAGTCTGGCTTTATTGTTGATGATACTATTCTTTCGATAATTAAAAAAACGGATTCGAGATGTCGCGCCATTTTATTATTTGATAGTTGCTTTAGCGGAACTGTTTGCGATTTACCGTATGTATTCACATCATATCCAACGTATTATAAATGGACAAAAGCGAACAACGTTGTTATTCCAAATAAACAAATTTACATGTTTAGCGGATGCAAAGACAATCAAACGTCAGAGGACGCTTATTCTGATTCTACCAACGAATATTTCGGAGCATTAACTCAAACTTTTATTGATTGTCTTAAATCAAGCGATTATTCAGCGAATTTTCTTACGCTTCATCGTAATATGTGCAATTCGATAAAAACGAATGGATTCACTCAAATACCTTTATTTTCGTCCACTACAAATTCCCCGAATTTCGCACTGACGCCTTATGTAAAACCGAGCACCGCGGTGAAAAATATCATGAAATCTGTGATAAATTAATTATTGTATAAAAATATTATTTATTATACAATTATGCTTTACGTAAAGCCGTTCCGTATAAATTCAAAACAAACAAATTAGGATTCGAATTATCCGTTTCCATCCTCAAATTACATACTTTGTTGATTTTATTATCGTTCATTTTATCCCTAAGTAAAGCGAGACCTTCGTTGCGCGCTATATCAAAAATGGTATTATCGAATCCCTGCGCGCCAAAAAAGTTGAAGAGTCCCGTGCCTACTGCTCTCGCGGCGTTGATTCCGCGCGAATGAGTAATGTGAATTATGCCAACTTCTCTATAACCAGAGCTTGTATTTGGTTGCGTGGTTATGACAGTCGATTCAAAGAAATGATCGCTTGTAACAGCGGGCGCCATTTTCTGCTCAACGACTACGGATTTTCCGTCAATTCCGCCAACCACTCTAAATCTAGAAAGGGTTTTGTTTTTGGGAACGCGGCGAGAATGTTTTTTTTGCGATTTTGATACCATGATTATTTATATTATAACGATATTTTCTTCTCAATCTTCTCAAACATTTCGGGATTATATACCAAATTTCCCGTGGGTTTATATTTAGCTATAGGAGTGTATTCTTTTTGAGGTTTTCCGTTCTTATCCGTAGGAAGTTTTGTGGGATCTTGTGCGTCATCCTCTTGCGATTTATCGACGACATTTCCGCGCTCGTCCAACATGAGTCCCGTCTTTTTCTTAAATTCGGCGCGAACGTAGCTCGGTATCCAGTGTGACCAAGAAACAAAAAGCGTATTTGGATGAATATATCGAATATGAAATTTATCGGATTCGAGCTTGGAAACTATATACGCAATACATTCACCTTTGTCGTAAATAGGTTCGCCGAATATGTATTCTGGAACAACGAACCAAATATGTGTTTCGTTGGTTTTATTACGTGCAGTTAATTTAATACGATTCTGTAAACGATTCAGAATTTTATTAAATATGGTCAATTGTTTAAGGTCGCGTTTTTGTTTATTTTCATATAGATCATCAATATTCAGTTTATTCACACGATCGTCGTCATTTACAAATAAAAAACACGACATTTCTATACCATCAAAGTAGATATAAATCGTCTGAAAAAAGCTTATAGATTGCGTGCATAATATATCTATATGGACGATTCTGAAGAATGTAAGATCTTGGAAACTAATAAAAAAATAAAACACATTGTTATTCCTGGTGGCGGAGGAACGGGATTTATTGCATACGGAGCACTGCGTGAAAGTCACGCTCAGGGGTTATGGAATATAGAAAACGTTGAATCCATTTACGGAACGTCTATTGGCGCAATATTCGCGGTAGTTTTGGCGTTAAAATACGATTGGCAAATCTTGGACGATTATTTGATAAAACGCCCTTGGAATCAGGTATTGGATTTCAATATGTTTACTATAGTAAATTCTTTTCAGAAACAGGGGATTTTTGATTGTAAAATAATAGAGGAAATGTTTTCACCATTATTCAGGGGAATGGATATTTCAATGTCGATTACCATGCAGGAATTTTATGAAGTTTCCAAGATTGAGATACATTTATATGCCACTGAATTAGGGAGTTTTGAAACCGTTGATATTTCCCATAAAACACACCCAGATTGGAAAGTAATCGATGCCGCGTATGCATCTTCGGCGCTTCCGCTTTTGTTTTCCCCGTTTTTCAAAGATGGTAAATATTATATGGATGGAGGGATATTCCTAAATTATCCGATGTATCCATGCATTCAAAGTGGTGCTGACCCGGACGAAATTCTTGGAATATTGCGTAAGGAAATTCCTCCGGAAATCGAGTTTTCCGATAAGTCGACTCTATTTGATTATATCCTATTGATTTTTAATAAAACACTAGTTTCAATGATGCTAAATACAAAGGTGAATATGGTTCGCGTTCCGAATGAAATCGAGATTGAATGTTATTCAATATCGATGTATGATGTTTATAAGTTAACGACTTCGCAAGAAGAGCGTGTGCGGTTCATTGAAAAGGGCGCGAAATCGGTTATACCAAAACCATGTTAATAAACTTTTCTAAAGAATCGTTGGTGATCTTGGAATCGAAATCTATCTGAGATCCATCTTTTTCCATTTTCAAAGTAGGATAAGAGTCGATATTGTATTTTTGAATGATCTGGAAATTAGAGTTGGTTTCTTCGGTGCAATTTACGTCCATGCACTTTATTGTGTATCCATTAAAATCTTTATTATTATGGGCGGCTTTGAATTTATTCCATTCGGGTTTGGCTTTGGTGCAATGAGGACACCAATCGGCGTAAAACAAATAAATAATCACTTCGCCATTTCCGCTACTTCCAGTGTTTGAAATATTAGCATTTCGTTTATTATCGACCAATGGTTTTGCGTAGGCTCTATAGGCGTATACAGCGGCTACCAAAAAAATAACGAAAACAAGCAATATCATAATGCGTTGCTGATAAGGGCGAATGTAATCATTATATAAGACAGTTACAATCGACGATGACGACATGTATATATTCGGTTATATATTTTATTTTTGAAATTTAGCCACATACATCGCACAACTTGGGTAAAAATCTATTTATATTATAATGACAAGAATAACAAAAAGATCGACACGCAGATCAAAAGTATATACTCGAAAGCATTATAAAAGCAACGATGGGATGTTAACCACGGTTTGGGGACCTAGCACTTGGCATCTACTTCACACTATGAGTTTCAATTACCCCGTGAATCCTACATGCGATGATAAGCGTAACTACAGAGAATTCGTTTTAAGTCTACAGAACGTTTTGCCCTGCGGGAAGTGTAGGGAAAATTTAAAAAAGAATTTCAAAAAATTACCTCTTAAGATGCGGCATATGAATTCACGCGATTCGTTTTCTAAGTATATGTATCAATTACACGAGGTTGTTAATAAAATGTTACATAAAAAATCGGGGCTTTCGTATAACGACGTGCGAGAACGGTATGAACATTTCCGAGCCAGATGTGTTTTAGATGAAAACGCGAAACCTGAACCGAAAAAGAAAGAAGATGGTTGCACTGAGCCCATTTATGGTAAAAAAGCAAAGTGTATACTGAAAATTATTCCACAAGAGGAAAAGTGCGAGACATTTCAAATGGATGATAAATGTATTAAGAAAAGAGAAGGGGCGGTTTAGTAAAATAAGTTGTAAATATATAGTATCAAATATATATAATGTCTGAAGAAAGCTGTAAAATTAAAAAAGATTTATCGATTGCTCCTGCGATAAAGCTAAAAAAAGAATCTAATTCTGTGAAATTTTGGTCGCAAGATCCGAATGCCCTTTTTGAAGCTGAATATATCTTGGAATTTTTTCCAGTAGATTCAATGACATTTAATCAAAAATTAAACGCCGTTTCGCGAACGGTTATCGTGATGACAATTATTGCTTTTATTTATACTCGAAGTTTACGAATACTGGCAATTGCGGCATTAAGTCTATTTTGTGTTTTTATGATGTATTATTATCAATCGTCACAAAATTCACGATTAGAAAAACGTGTTCGATTCCAAGAAGGATTCGAGGACGCGGGGGAAACTTATTTAGAGAGACAAGGGATTTCGGTCCAACCTGAAAAAATATTCGATAAACCCACGTCTGGCAATCCTTTAAGCAATGTTTTAATCCCCGATTATGATTATAACGTAAATAAAAAGCCCGCACCCCCCGCTTATACGGAAAACGGTAGCAATGAGATTTTAGCAAAAGCAAAGCAAATGGTAATTAATGCAAATCCCGGGCAACCTAATATAGCGAATAAACTATTCACAGATTTAGGCGATCAGATTGAATTTGAACAGTCGATGCGACCATTTCACTCTACGGCGAGCAGCACTATTCCAAATGATCAAAATGCTTTTGCTGAATTTTGTTACGGAAGCATGATATCATGTAAGGAGGGAAATATGTTTTCGTGCGCACGTAACTTACCTCGTTACACAAACGTTTAGTGAGGCAAAAGCACCGTGACCTGCTAAAATATATTTCTATATAGTAATTATAATGTCATTGGTGAAAGATTATACATTTTACAACTTGGATCGCATAGAAGACGATTCTACTTGTGAGACGCAACGTAATATCGAAAACACGCGCTATTCTAGCCACACGTTATCGAATTTTTTTAGCGACGTTCCATCTGACGCCTATATAAAATTCGCCACTAGTCAACCTGCGGTTGTTCCTGGTGGAACTTATGGAGGAGCTGGCGTTGGGGCTAATGTCGAGGCGGACAGTTATTTAATATTTAAAACCGAACAAGAACGTTCTTTAGGACGTTTGAACTTGTTACAGCGCCCCTATTTGACGGTGCCTTATTTAGGACGCGGATCGTGTGATCCTAGTGTCGAGTCGCAATTGCGTTTTGGTGAATCAGTTTCCGATAAGAAGAGCACTTCGACTATTATGGCTCAGAGTTTCATGGGATATTCACTTTATCCTACGAGTGATAAGATGGAGCAACACGTTTCGGATGCCAAGTATACAGTGGAAGAGGCGGCTCTTGATGGATGGGTTCGCGGCGGAGCACCCACGCGCGAACAGGCGGATGATTCTTATTCCAAACGCTAAATAGTTGAAATTGAATAAACAAATATAAAAACGTCTTGGTTTTATATTTATTATATGGAAAACGATAGACTTTATAATACAGACCCAGATATACAATATTCGAACGATTCCCAATATAGAGCTGCCGTTCGGAAGATATTCTGTATGAAGAGTGCTGCTGACGCGGATCAAGACATTGACGAAGTTACGCGTGACGAACAAGATTATGATATGGACGCGACTGCGAGGACTTTGGATTATGTTTATGATAATACTTGTAAAAATCCCTTGTTCCAAGAATTATACGATAGCGCTGCTTCGAAAATGATTTCTTTGGACCGTTCTATCGGATTATCGGTTTTGTTTTCGTATGATTATATGGGTTTATTTCACTATTGTTTATGTAGCTATTTTGATGAGCCTGATAAATTCGATGAGAAAAATGAGGCATATATGGCTTTGAAAAAGAAGTTGGGTTAGCACGGACGTAACATTATATATCAATACATATATAATGGCATCTACAAGAAGTAAAAACACACCCGGAAATTATTGCATGGAACAATGGTCTTTAGAAAAACAGGCGGCTTTTCCTGTATATACTAGTGCGCGAGTTCCCGTCGAATCTATGATCGCCGGTGATGGTTTAGTTCATGGTCGCATGGGCGGTACTGAGTTGGCTTATAACGCAGTTGATATTGAAACGCAATTATTTGGTATTGGCTCTACGAATTTGGTGAATCCGAAAGCTCCAGTAAATCCTCATTTGAAGAACTTACCAAGTTTGTCGGTGATAGATCGCTTACCTGTGATTTTACCTGAACCTTTGGTTATCCAAGAGAACCAACGGCAATATCCTATGCGCTAGAGAGAGGTGATGGTGAGCTTCTGATCTTTTTTCTGATAATGGGGATTAGTCGCTTCCCGTTTTGATATAGCTCAACAACCATTCCAAAGTTTTTAATAAACGTTTTTAGTAAATTGTCATAATTGGACGACTTCATTTCGTTAATAATTATATTTACTTTTTCTTGGGTTAATCCCAGTTGCTGTCCCAAATTATCTACCAATCCCATAAGATAAAATGCATTTCCTTTTGGTCCGGATAGTTCAACGTTCATCGTAATAATAATGTATACCATTCTTTTGATATCTATTTATAGATTCAATTTTACACCTTTGAACGTTATAAATCGCAAAAAGTGCGATTAGTGAATCCGAAGGGCGCGGCAAATCCTCAGTTGAAAAACTTGCCGACTTTATACGTGATGTATATATTGCCTGTGTTTTTACCTGAACCCTTGGTTGTCCAAGAGAATCAACGCCAGTATCATATGAAGCAAAAAGATAACATATTGTTAAGACAACATGTTAACTATTTTGATGCGGTTCTTTCCGCGGATTTGGATTTGGATTTGGATTTGGATTTTGTTTTGGATTTGGATTTGGATTTGGATTTGGATTTTGTTTTTCTATCAAGAGGACTTCCATTTAAACATTTCCGAATTGGAACAATAGATGAATTTTCTTTAATTAATTTATATATCTCCTCACTCGATTTGGGTGGACAATTTAACATTTTCAATAATAAATCAGTAGCCTCCACAATTTTATCACTCGTTCTATAATCTGTATCCACAATAACAGAAAGGGGTTCATTTTCTTTATCATAAAATCCACATCTAAGTTTGTATAATGCAGTTCCGATTGTAGATGCGGTCGTTTTCTCCACCAATTCAATAACGTCACCATTCATTCGTTCAACCTTATCTGGACCTTCGGCTCTTACTAATCTTTCACATAGTTTATCAAAGACAAACGGAAATCCGTCTTCATGAATGATTTCAAAAATCAACATTTTCATTAGAGCTGCGATCTTTTTGTCCTTTATTGTTTTAATTAATGTATAATAATCGATTATGCTTTTTTCCATCACTAAGATTAAATCTTCCTTTTTCATATTTTTTTCTTTTATATACGCTTCATCTTGCTGATAAATAATTCTACCGTGATTTATATCATGGAAAAAAAATTCATTGGGCGTTAGAATAAACTCGTCGGCATACGCAGGTTCGGTGCTAATCCCTACAAAAAACACAGGAACGCATCTCGTTTTTATTAAATCTGTAGCTCCTATGTTATCAAATGTTGGGAATAATATAATTTCGGGAAATTTGGTTATGCAATATTCCATGTAGTAAAAATATCGTTTTCGGTGAAAATAATCAGGATACGTTTGCCCGGTTTTTTTTCTAAATATTAGGTCAATCGTATCAACAAATTTTGAGCAGAATCGTATGACATCATCATAATATAGATCCTTTAAAAAATATAATTCTTGGAGTAATAATTTTTTTTCATTATTAAATTCCACTGTGAATAAAGTATCGTCGTTTAATTTCTTATTTATATTGTCAACTAAAATTTTAAATTCTGGAAATTCTATATGTGGAGATGAATATGTTTTATATTTATTATAAAAATTAAGCGGCGAAGTTAATAAAACTGATTTGCTCATATATAACTATAAATATATTACTTGGTCCATTCCCCTAAAAAAATTGATTTGTCAAATTCGATTTGTCAAATCAGCACACAACAACATAAAATGGCTTCTATTATCACCGCTCTTGATAACTTTACTCCTCTACGTTCGGGGGAGAACGGGCACGCAGAGTTGGATTGGTCCAACTGCATCGAGGACAAGATCGTCCAGTTTGATTTTCAGTGCGTTCGAACGGACGCAGCTGGAATCAACTCTCTGGCAGTCATTCTCAATGAGATTCTACGTGACCTTTCCATCACCAAGTCCAACGCATTGGACGAGGAGAAGCGTATCGAACTCTTGGTCATGCTTTTCAAGCTCATCGGATTCACCCGCGACGTCAATGGCGGCAAGGGTGAGTATACCCTATCTTATATGATGATCATGGTCTGGCACAAGTATTTTCCCCAGCTCGCATTGTCCGCCCTTCAGTTCTTTGTGATGGACCCCAAGGAGGTGTTCGCGTCTCTGGACTCTCAAGAGCCCTACGGCTCTTGGAAGGATATGAAGTATTTCTGCAAGTATGTTTTGGAGAACGGAGGTGCTATGACGCATCCTTTGATCGTATCGTGTATCGAGGGCATTAATAGCACCCTTCGTCTAGATGACGTCGCTTACTCAAATGCTTCTAGTCCCGAGGCAAAGAAAGAGTTGACATTGGTTTCCAAGTGGGTTCCACGCGAGGGATCTAAGAAGTTCGGATTCCTTTTCGATGCTCTGGCTACAAACTACTTCCCGCGATACATAGGGAGTGCGAACTACGTGCCCGAGTCCTTTCGTGAGTTAACAAAGAAGAGGGCATTGGATAAGTGCCGCACAGAGTATCGTAAGCTCTGCTCCAAGTTGAACAAACATCTAGATACAGTTCAGATCAAGCAGTGCGGAGGCACGTGGGCTTCAATTGACCATGCCAAGACCACGTCTATTACGATGGCGAAGCAGCGTAAGGCGTTTTTGAATAAAAAGTCGGGAAACAACGACCAGCGCACAGAGGACCCAGACCGCATTCGGTGCGCTGATAACCTCCGAGCATATCTGGAGAACCTGAAGAAGGAGGGTAAAGAGGTCAAGGGTAAGCACGTGGCTCTTCCCGATTTCACCAAGCAGGCATTGGATCTGTCGGTTTGGAGTTACAATCAAAGCAAGCCTGGACACATCATTAGAAAGAGCGAGGCGGCAGACATTCTCAACTCACAGTGGCGCGATAACGGCAACAAGAAGAATGCGAACGGTCTTGGTCCAATGATCCCGATGTGCGACTTATCTGGTTCTATGGAGGGCGACCCCTTGGCTGCTGCGATTGCTCTTAGTTGCCGCGTTGCAGAGAAGTCTGTGTTGGGACGCCGTGTAATGACCTTCTCTGCTGAGCCTTCGTGGATTAACTTGGATGAGAAGACCAACTTTACAGACATGGTCATGGAGATTCTTGATAACAATAGTAATGTTGGCTTGAACACCGACTTCTACAAGGCACTTGACTTGATTCTTAGCGCAATTGTCCAGAGTCATATTCCTCCCGCCGACGTTGAGAATATGGTTCTTGCGATCTTCTCTGACATGCAGATTGATGATTGTCTTTGTGTTCAGCATGGTGCAACCAGCTATACACATACTAAGGAGCAGGCAGTTGCTGCTCGGGGCAAGTGGGCAACTATGCATGAGCAGATTAAGCAGAAGTATGCGGAGGTAGGCATGCGATACTACGGAGAGCCGCTCAAGCCGCCTCATATCTTGTTCTGGAATCTGCGAAGCACCAGTGGATTCCCGACGCTTTCCACAGAGGCAGGCTGCTCTATGATGAGTGGGTTCGATCCGACCGTTCTAAATGAGTTTTGCGAGATGGGCATGGAGGCTCTCCGGGACATGACGCCTTATAAGAATTTTACCAAGAAGCTTTCGAAGGATAGGTACGTTCCACTAGAAACAGTTGCGCTCCAGCATTTTATTTAGAGTATAAATTAACCAATAATAAAAAACAAGTGTGTATATATTGTTTTTTATTTACGTCCTTATCAACATTTGTTAAAATTCGCATTCGTAGCACTAGTGAAAACAAACTAGCGTATAGTTTTTACCCGAATTTCACCACGATCTTTACATCCTCTTTCTTAATGCATTTACACGCGGAAATCGAGAGCTCCTCGCGCTTCTTACGTGTCTTTCCGCCGTCCAAATCCGACAAGTTATCCGGTGAAGGCTTACGACGCGATGTGCTATTTCGCGAATTCATATCTGCCTCAATAACATCATAATGCGTCTCGATATAATCGATAATTTTATTTTCCAGAGCCCACTTGAAAAAATTCAGCTGACCAATCGTGGTTTCCATATAATTTTCGTCGTCATATGGTATGCTGATGCGTTCCCATCGACAGAACGGGTCAAAACGACGTTTTGCGTAAGCTTTCAGTTTGAGCTTGTAATCGTTGTACACCTTGAACCGGGAGGATTCGTTCGGGCGAACCAGTTCATAAATCGTATAATATTTTTTTGCGTAATTGGTAACAAACCAATCCACGATACGGAGCGAAATCTTAGACTCTCCGTTAATAATCGACATCATCTTTTTCAGATTCTCTCGATTTGCGTAAAAATCCATGAGGTTCTTCATAAGTAAATCATTTTGGGTATTTAAACTCGCCGAACTATAGGATGCGGACATTATTAATACGTGTATTGTAAACAAAGGTTTATATTATTTTTTTCGCGTAATTGTATATTACATAAATAAAAACTATCACAGCTGTATCAGCATTAGTATACCAGTGATCCACACCATATGCGCAGTCATTTTAGAAGCATTTTTTTATATTGATATAATAACCCGCCATGAATATTATGAATTATATGATAGAATTGTTTTTTAAAGAAGAGGCATTTAATACTGCTTCCATGATAGTAACCAGTTTCATTATAAATATTCTTCAGACCAACGGTATATCCCTGGTCACTGCAAATATTATTGATTCTTTGACCAAAGGAACTCAGGCTGGAACGACTACGTATTATTATTATTTTATTTTAATCAGCATAATGTTCTTGGTGTTTTATTACGTCTATAAAATATTCCAAAATAGCCTATTAACGAAACTCAGACAATGGATTCGGTATCAGCTCATCAAAATGATGTTGGTCGTAAATAACCAAAAATTCAGTGAGACGAATTTCACCAAACTCAATTCGCCGATTAATCGGATGTCGTCCATGTGTTTTATGGTTTTCAACGACGTCATTACGTTTTTGTTACCGAATATAACGTTCTTGCTAATCATCGCGGTATATTTCACGTATAAAAGCTGGAAAATTGGCGGTGCGTTCGTCCTTGGGAATTTGATATTATTGGGATATTTGTATGTGAATTGGGATACAATGACGGATCTCAATCGGCATTATGAAAGTCATATTAGCGAAAACGAAGGTTCGCTCATCGAAATCCTGAATAACATCGATAAAATAATTACTCGCGGGCAAGTAAATGCCGAGGTTACCGAATATCTTGGAAAAACCAACGAGGGAATTGATAAAGCATTTGATTTTTATTCTTCCACGAATAACCACGGCGTCGTAATGAACGGAATCGTTTACTTGATCATATTTTTGCTAATCGGGTATCTAATCTCCGGGTTTTTTAATAAACAAGTAGATCTCAAGACGTTTATTACTTTTTTCACGATTTTGATATTATATAGGGATCGTATGTTTTCTGCTATACAACAGATCCCTGATTTTATCGAATTCATGGGTCGATCGGACGCGGTCTTGAAACATTTCAAAGATACCGCGGATGATTACGTTGGGATCGTGGGTTCTCGGTGGGCGCCGATGAATCTTGGATTCGACGTGATAAAATTCGAAAACGTGAGATTCAAATACAAGTCTTCGGAGAATTACGTGATGGATAACGCGAGTTTTGCCTTGGAAACCGACGGTAAAATCATCGGAATTACCGGATTGTCGGGTCGCGGGAAGTCGACGTTTGCCAAGTTATTAATCAAGTTATACAAACCAGAATCGGGCAAAATATATATCGACGGGGTCGATATTGAATCGGTAGATACGGATTATATTCGGCAAAACATTACGTATGTGAATCAGACGTCGAAATTATTCGATAAGAAAATCTTGGAAAACATATTCTATGGATGTGGGGATATCGCGGTTTGTCAGGAACGATTGGGTGAGATCTTGAAATACGATAAAATCCGCGAACTATTCAAAAACGTGGATTTGGAGAATACACGGGCGGGGTCTTTGGGCGAAGGTTTGTCCGGAGGTCAGCGTCAGGTAGTGAATATTATTAGCGGTTTGGTGAATGATTCCAAGATTCTGATATTGGACGAGCCTACGAACGCTCTGGATGGCGATTTGAAGAAGACGGTCTTGGAAATAATACGGCGATTTAAAGATTATAAGAAATGTATTATTGTGATTACACATGATAAAGACATGGATGCGATATTCACGGATAAGATGAGTTTGTGAACGGGGTGATTTCATTGAAATATTCTTTATGAATAGTTCAATTTGTTTTATATTTTACTGCAAAATGGAGTTAAAATGTTTTCTATCTCAAGATAGCAAAGGTTGTTTGATGTTGTTGCAACAAACTAAAAGTTATACTGAGATTCTTTGCTCCGATCATCTCCGGAGCAAAGAAATCTTCCTTTCCCCGGCGGGAAAGGAAGATATATTAATATAAGAACACACGTCTTATATTAATTATTTACAAATAAAACACAATAAATAAAACAGGAGGTCGGTCGCCAAGCGCATTTAGTTGGAATACGCTACACCAGCCATGCCCGACATGACACGGAGAACGTTGTAGTTCACGGCGTAAACACGGACCTTGGCAGTCTGAACACCGGCGACGGTGTTGGCGGAGAGCACGAGTTGGAGCACAGCGTTATCAATGCGAGAGAAGTTGCACGACCCACTGGGTTGATGTTCCTCAGGGCGGAGGGCAAAGGAGTAGACGTTGATGCCAGTATCGGGGGCACGGGTGTGGTGCTGGAAGGGCTGGACAACGTCGAAGTAAGAGCCTTCGCGCTCAGAGAAGCGGTCCTGTCCGTTGAGCTGGAGCTTGGCAGTGACGACGGGGTTAAGTCCCCAGCAGTGCATGTCGAGGGCGGTCTCGGCGAGCACAAAGGTGCCGGCATCGGACACATAGGAGCCAGACGCGGGGGTGTTGTCGAAGGCGGGGTAAGCGCCGGCGCCCCACTGTTGAGCAGGTCCAAGAGGAGCAGTGTTGTCAATCGATCCGGGCATTTGGAAAAGACCGCTGGTGGTGATGAAGCCGTTGGAACCGGAAGTCTCGGCGGGTCCACCGAAGGCGTGGACGGCGTTGGGGAGGGCATCAATGGCATCGGTGTAGTTGAAGGGCTGGGCACCAAGAGTGCGGTAGAGGGTGGATGAGCCATCGAGGGAGGCGCAGTAGTCCACGTTCTGATCGGGCTGAACAACCCAGATGAGCTCCTTGCAAGGGTGGTTGAAGTTGAGCTTGATCTTGTTGGACGATGAGCCGACGGACTCATCACCAGTGAACTGGAGCTGCTCGATGAGGTATTCGTGGGGGTTCTGAGCCATCTTGCGGCGCTCATCCGTGTCGAGGAAGATATAGTCGACGTAGAGAGAGGCGGCAACAAGGGACTGCTGGTAGGCAGTGGGGACCGATTGGGTGTCTTTGGTGGCAGAAAGGCTCTTGACCGCCCAGAGGCACTCACCAATGGGGCGGAAATCGATGTTGATCTTCACCTCGTGGTATTGGAGAGCAATGAGGGGAAGAGCAAGACCGGGGTTGCGGCAGAACCAGAAAAGGAGGGGGATGTAGAGGGTGGTCTCAGGGAGGGCATCGCGAGGAGCGCAAACCTGGGCGGGTCCACCGGCGGCGGCGCAAGGACCAGTGACGCTGGCGAAGCTGGGGTCAGTGATGTAGGTAAGCTGGGTGGTGTTACCAATCATCTTGAAGTATCCGCGCTGTTGCTCGGACGACATGGTGACCTGATTCCAGATGTGCATCCAATCACCGTATTGGCGATCGATGCGCTGACCACCGATCTCAACCTCAACCTGGGAGATGAGTTGCTCACCGATGAAATCCAACCAACGAGCCCACACGCTTCTGGTGTTGGGGGTGGCGGACATTCCCTGGTTGATCTCAGGGAGAGTAACCTGGAGGTATGTGCGGTAGCAAAGATCACCGTTACGGGAGATCGTGCAAGTTACGCGGCGACCGAAATCAGCCTGACCAGAGAAGGTCTGCTCAATGGACTCCATCGCGAAGTTTGTGTGGCGGCGGTATGAAACCTTCCAGAAAGTAATCTCGGGCGTGCCCGTAAGGAAAACGTCTTGTGCGCCGTAGGCGACTAGCTGCATCAAAGCACCCCCCATGGATTTTTGTTATAATATCAAGCAAGAAAAAAATTTCGGAAAAAATTCCTAAATGAATTTTGGGTCCGGAAATAGGCAGTTTTACAAAAAATATGATCGAGTTTATGTAAAACCATACATCAAGTGAAAAATAAAGAATTATTATTTAAAACTCTAGTTTATCGAGCCACATAAAAATGCATACATTTATATTATGCCTAAATAACCCCGATTTATCAGAAATTGTCATAATAGAGTTGGACGATCTCTACCATTTTCGAAGAATGGTTGCCCATCCAATAATCGATTTGCAATTTCAGAGAATTTAGTCGCGATTCCCATAAAGATTTATTTGCAGCTAATATTTGCAATATTCCAAATCGATTAACGCTCCAACACGATTTCACTAGCAACCCATTTTTATCAACGTATTTGTCTGGATTAAATCTTATAAATACAATATTTCTATGACCAACGTCTTTTGAAAGTTCCATTAAACGTTTGTTTTCGCAGGAGCAATCGTAGTTATCATGTTGATTTTCGTCGACCTCCACTATAATAACGTGAGTTCCCATATCACATAGCAAATCTGGGCGCCGACGTGAACAACCGTCTTGAACCCTTCGATCTGCTATCCAGGTGAAATTACTAAAATTCTCAATGACAAAATCAACCACCGATTTTTCTTTGGTTTTATGATTTTTTGAAATAGGAGTATCTGGAAATAAATTCACAAGACAAAACAAACAATATCCATTGCGATAATGATAAGAATTACACCATTCCGATTTGCATCGCCGAGTTCCGACATCTACCATTCCGTCCAATTTATGAGATACACAAAACCTTCCAGATTTCGATCCCTCTGTGTTAAATAAGGGTCGTTTATCGCATCCTTCGTGTTCGCACATTTTGTGTTTTACATCTACCATTCCTTCTGATCTATGTTCTAAACAATAGGCGGGCGGTTGTCCTATAACATTGTAACTTGACTGTTTTTCGCAATTTTCGTAAACGCATACATAATGTTTCCCATCGATCATTCCGTCCAATTTATGTTTCGCGCAAAATCGAATGGTTGTTTCATTAGCAAATCGAAACGCCGGAGCGAAATCACAACCATCGTGCTCGCATTTTTTATGCTTTATGTCAATCATTCCTTCTAATTTATGAATCGAACAATATAACCCCTTTTTATTACCAGGTGTATTGAATTGTGCAGTTATTTCACATCCCTCGTGAGCGCATTTCTTAGATACCACGTTTACCATACCATCTATTTTATGATGACTGCAAAATTTCCCTGAAGATAATCCAATATTATTGAACATAGGAAAATTGTAACACCCAGAATGCCTACAACGTTTAACAACCATATTTACCATTCCCTCGTATCGATGATCAATACAAAATTTCCGACCCGCCTCACCTGGAAAGTTAAACCCAGCACGTTTAAAACAGTCTAAATGTTCGCATAATTTATCTTTGACGTTGACCATCGCCTCCGTTTTATGTGTCGAACAGAACCGACCAAATTTTTCGCCCACGACATTAAAGCAACATTGCTTTTCGCAACCTTCGGATTCGCATTTTCCCATGAATTATAGGGAGAAACTATTCTAAGTTCTTTTTCAAGAACTTAATGTATCAATTTTCGCAGATTCCGCGGCGGCAGTAAGCCGCTCCTTCCGCTTCAGATAAGCTAGGCGATTCATCTCGCGCAAGCGCTCGGGATCTTCTTCTGCTATTTTCTTACGTCGGAGTTTCGATTTTTCATTTACGACCTCTTTGTTTTTCTCATAATAACTCGTTCTGAAATCAATATATCTTTGAAGCCGCTTTTTCACGGCTTCGAGTTCGGCTTTAAGTGCCACGTTCTCGACTCTGAGTTC